ACGGCCATCTGTAAGATTCGATCCCCGCATGCTCTCCTGGAAATAACAAAAGGCCTGAACGGCCTTTTGAAGAATGTGGTGGAGCATAGGGGGATCGAACCCCTGACCTCAGGCTTGCAAAGCTATTTTTGCGGGTATCTCCATGTATCTATATCTATCTTGACCTGCGGCGATGGTATCTCGGTGTATCTCCGTGGTACTGGGTGGTACCGGCGAATTTCCACCAAAATTTCCACCACTTTGCAGTCCCATAAACGGGACATACCTATTCAAGGCTGTTCTCAAATCGCAATACGGAAGATTTTCGGCATTGAAAATACGTCTGTCATCACAATCATGCAAAGCAATAAAGGAGGCATCATGCAATCAACTATCGATTGGAATCAACTCAGAGAAAGTCACGAATTGGCATACCTTCGCGGAGATCTTGCAACGAGCTCGCCGCAGTCGTATTCAATCGATGGAATGAAGGCGATTAGCGACAAGATGGCCGCAAGCACAGCAGAGGTGGATGCGGCCATTCGCAAGGATTTTGAATCGCTTCCGCCCGAGGCTCAAGGACGCATGTTGGAGCTGCTTGCAGGCGCAGATCCAGGCAACATGGAGTTCTGGAATGAAGTGCTTGGTCTTGCGATGCCTGACAGTCCGCCCGTTATCGCATAACGGAAGCCTTAGCACATAACAAACCTCTAGAGCCGCTAGCCAGCACCTAGCGGCTCTTCTTATCCCATGGTCTCTAAACCGGGCAGATTGTCAGCTCGATCATATCCAGCTGGTCCTTATCGTTGCCGGCACCGCCGTCGTCATCATCGGTCTCCCACTTGCCCCAGGCGGGGTTCGATCCCATCCAGTGGGTCCGATAATATGCGGCGTAGTATCCGGTGGAGGCGGGATCCGGCGTTTCGTAATAGACGGTCAAGCCGATCAGCTTGCCGTCCTTCATGTTCTTCTCGTACCAGCCGCCGCCGATGCTTGCCTTGTCGATCTCGACGTCGACGATCCCGACGCCGGGAATGCCGGCAAAGGTATCCCCACAGCCATCAGTGCAGTAAAGGCCCTCCATCCAGTCCAACCACGTCTTCTCGCCGTCGATCACGACGGCCACGCGGTAGCGCGGCATGGGAAGGTTGCCGAACGATCCGCCGGAAGAGGGCGCGGAAGGCGCAATCTCGCCGCCATCAGCGCCACCCAAGTAATGTAGGATCCCGTCCCAAGCCTCGTAATACCCGTGCACGCTCGACTCCCATCCGGTCTGGTCTCCGGGCTCGCCGTCGATGTCGCCGGTCTCAGCGATCGAGAACTCACCCAGGACGTCGGCCGAGGCGTCGTTCTGCAGGCACATCGCCGTGTGAGCGGACTCGTCCAGGTAGATGTCCCCTCGCGAAGCCATAAACGCCATGCTCTCCCAAGAAAATAGACCTGTGCCCACGAACAGGCTACGCATATCGTAGGTCGTGTGGTAGCGCGTGATCGCGCCCTCGAACGGCGTTCCCTGAAGCGCCAGCTCCCAGGCCTCGCACACGGCCGAGGAGCAATCCCGGTCGCCACACTTCACCTTGATGACGCCGGCATCCGTCTGCACCTCGCAGTAGCCTGAGGTGCCGTAGCGCCCAGGCTGCGAGTACCCGTGGCTGGGACACGTGCAAAGGTGCTCCATGATCTGAGCGGCCACGTTAGCTCGATTAATTGCCATAACTTTCCCCTTTCGCTAAGAAGGGCACCGCCCCATGCGATGCCCTCCGCAGATGCCCGATTCCGTTTCAGCCGGATTACTCGCCCTCGGGCAGGTGCTTGCCGATCTCGGCCATGATTGGCGACAGGACCGCCATGCACATGGCCACGACGATCGCCCGCGCCGCCGGGTCCAGGACCGCAGCGCCCACCAGCACGTCGATGTTCGCCACAATGACGCCCAAAATGCCCTGCACGACGGTCCGGGCAAGCCGCCAGTTCCACTCGTTTCCCGTCAAGAACTTCTCCATGGTCAAAACCTCCTTTATCGGTACCGAAACGCAGGATCCGCGTTGTCCAACCCGTAGATGCCGTCCCAGAGCTCCGCGCCGTCTGGCAGCTCGGTGAAAGTGCGCACGACGTACTCGCCGTCCTCGTATCGCCCGTAGCCCCAGCGCCCCGTCTCGTGCCATTCCAGGACGTCGGCCTTGGTGGGCAAACCCACCGCGTGCATAGCCCTCTCGTTGCCGGCGTTTATCGGCGTGTCGTTCACCGGGCCCGAGAACTCGGAAGCGGATCGCGCAGGCGCGCAGTCGACGGGCTCGCCCTGGAACGAGAGGACGAGCAGAGCGAGCGCGAGGGGAATCCCGAGGACCATGACCAGGACGGAGATGCAGCCGATTCCGACGTCTGCGTCGGAGGGCCCGTAGTAGCCGAACTCCCGCCCGCCCATCAGTCGCCTACCTTGTGGTAGAGGTTTTCCACGTCGTTCTTCAGCACGGCGACGTCCTGCTCGACCTGGTACTGGCGCTCGATCATGCTGTTGTGCTTCTCGACACGGGCGGAAAGCTGGTCGATCTTGTACTCCATGACCGCCCGGCTCTTAGAGTTCGAGAGCAGCACGCCCACGAGCGTCACCACCCCCGTTATGCACGCGACGATTACCGATTCCATGCGACCTGCCTTTCAGACGCGAAACGTTCATCCACGCCCCGATTTTCAGGTCATGTCACAAATCGCCACGTGCTTCGGGAAGGGCCTATGCGGCCGTGAGGTATCCGGGGGTCCCTGCGGCGTCTATGCGCATGTAGGTGTAGGAGACGTTGCCCGAAGACCACGCCGTACCATTACCGCCAACGAGGCTGCGGCAGTTGTAAAAACATTGCGAGCCGGAAACGCCGCTGGAGGGCAGCGCCCACGTCGGGTCGGCGTAGATCGTCGTGAGCGAGGACGCGCCGCCGAACGTATAGTAGAGATCCGTTAGCGCGGACGGGTCGAAGCCCCGGAAATCGAGCGTCGCCGCCCCGATCGAGGAGAACGTGAAGCGCATCGACGTCACGCCGGACAGGTTGCCCAGCCCGGAAACCGAAACAACGGCAGTGCAGCTGTACAGCAGGTAATCCAACCGAAGGACAGGGAACGTCGCCATGTCCGACGCGAACGTGACGCTCGTGAGGTTCGACCGGTGCGTCCCAGGGTTGCCGTCCCAGGGAGTAAAGCCGAGGCCGACGTACTTGCCGATGGCGCAGATCCGCCCGCTCGCCAGGAGCTCGCAGTTGGCCTCGGGCGTCGAAGTCGCAGTCAAGACACCCTCGCCGTCGGCGTAGAAGTGAGCGTAGAACCAGGTTCTCTGGTCGTTATTGGGGTCGGTCAGAACGCCGCCGGCGCCGAGCTTGCACACGCTCGCGCCGCTGGTCGTGGAGGGCACGAACCCGTCCGTGCCGCCGACGAGGCGGTAGCAGCCGTTGAACATCATCGATGCCGAGAGCCCCGAGTTGCTGAAGCTCGTGGCGTAGATCGTCTCAAGTTTCGGGCAGCTGCCGAACATCTGGCCCGCGCTCGTGATGCCGCTCATGTACTGGAAGCCCACGACCTCGGACATCTCCTCGAACGCTTGGAAGAAGTAGCTTGTGTTGGTAACGCCGGCGTTGGCCCAGGACGAGTCGATCACGACGCGCTTCACCTGCAGCTTGACCGAGTCCCATGGGCGGGCGGAAGCGGAGGAATACCCGCCGTAGGCCTCGAAACCCTGAACGATTGTGCCGCCGACCGTCGAACGCCGGCGTTCCAAGTAGTTGAGCTCCAACGTGCCGTCGGCCAAAAGCAGCGCACGTGGCTTCAAGCCGATGTCCCAGATCAGATCCAGTATGGCTTGCGCCATGTCGCCTGGCTGGTACTGCGTCGAGAGCCCGTTCTGCCCGCGTATAGCGTCGGCGATGTCGGCGAACACCTTGTCGCTCAGGATCCCCGAATCGAGCTGCATGTACGGCTGCGCCTGGTAGTTGCCGGCATTGGTCCCGTCCAGGGCCGACACGGCAGCGGCCATCTCGGAGGGCTTGTACAGCGTGGCAACGCCCGCCTGGAAGCGTATGGCGTTCGCGATGTCGGTAAGCGTGCTCGTGGAAACGGTGCCGACGGTCATCAGAAGTACTCCTCTTCCAAATCGTCGAGTGCGGCGATGGCTGCGTTGATCTGCTGCGTAACCCAGTTTTCTGTCGCGTACCCGGTAAGGCTAGGCACAGCACCGTCGACGTATCCCTTCGTGGCGAAGTGCGCGTTGGCCGTCGGCGTGATGCCCGAAACCGCGCCGGTGAACGTCGCGCCCGCCAGGGCTGCGTAGGTCGAGAGGTCGATCGATATCTCGTTGTTGGCGTCGATGGAAAGAGGCGACGCTGCCGTGTAGGTCTCCCCGCCGCCGAATATGTTGGCGATGCCTACCGCGCTCACGCTGACCTTCACGTTCGTCCCGTTGGCGGGCGTCGCCTTTGCGGTCACCCTCATCAGGTTGCCGCTCGTCGTGTTCAGCAGGAGCGTCCCCGCGTTCACGGAGTGTCCGTTCACGTCGACGCTCGCGGAGCCGGTAACGCCGGGGGCCAGGTCAATATCGGCGGTCGCCAGGATGCCGCGCGCCTTGGAGAAGTCGACCATGCCCTGGAAGGCGATGCTGTACGAGTATTCGCCCTCTGACACGTTGTGAAGCCTGACCAGCGTGTCGGCCACCGTGTTCCACATGAAGTCGCCCACCTTCAGGCCCGGGTAGCTCGATTTCGAGACGGACGTCGCCGTCGACGAGTACTCGGTCACGCTCGGCACGAAGGGGCCCATCCAGAGCTTCGGCGGGATGTCGGACGCGCCCGCGTAGTCGGACAGGTCTATCGATAGCTCCCCGTTCGAAAGCGAGAGCGGCGATTGCGCCGTGAACGCCGCCGCCACGTCGTACAAGTTGCAGAGCCCCTGAAGCGTCAGCGGCGTGTCGCGCTTGGTGTACTGCGGCGCGTACTCGGTTGTCACCTTCATCAGGTTCCCGGTCGTCGGGTTGAAGATGATGCATCCTGCCGGGTAGATGTGGTTGTTGCCGGAAAGCGTCTGGCTCTCGGTCTCGCCGGGATCCACGTCGACCTGGGCCGTCGCATCGAAAAGGCGCATGTGCCCCAGGTCAAGCATCCCCATCACGATGGCCGACATCTTGCCCGAGTTGGGGTCCTTGCTCACCTGCATCACTTTGCCCAGCGTCATCCGTATCGTGTTCACGAGGATGTCTCCCACAGCAAGGCCCTCAAAGGAGCTCGTGTTTCCCACGATCTGCCAGTTCGACGAGTCCGCCTCCCGGTAGTAGGGGTAGTCCCACCCGCACCAGATTCGAGGGGCATCGGTCACTTCAGCGTAACCGGAAAGGTCGATTGACAGCTCACCACCGTCAAGTACCAGCGGCGAAACAGGCGTGAAGGTCGTGCCGTCCGCACCAGCGGGGCCGGTCGGTCCGGTTGCGCCGGTGTCGCCCTTCGGCCCCTGCGGCCCAACGAGGTCGGCAGAAGAAGTCCCAGAAGCGCTCGTGACGGAAAGCACGGTGCCGTTCCAGGCGTGTGTGCAGGACACGCCGTCGTTGCCGTCAGCACCGGTGTCGCCCTTGGGGCCGGTGTCGCCGGTATCGCCCTTCGGGCCCTGCGGCCCGGTCGGTCCGGTCGCGCCCGTCTCTCCCTGCAAGCCGCGCTCGCCCTGGGGCCCTGTCTCGCCTTGGATGCCCTGCGGCCCCTGCTCTCCCGTGTCGCCCTTCTCGCCTTGCGGTCCCTGCGGTCCCGTCGCACCGGTGGCGCCGGTTTCGCCTTTCGGCCCCTGCTCGCCTTGCGGCCCCTGCGGGCCGGTCGCCCCGGTCGCGCCCGTCTCCCCGCGCTCTCCCTGCGGCCCCTGCTCTCCGGCGTCGCCCTTCTCACCTTTGGGACCTTGCTCGCCGGTGTCGCCTTTGTCGCCCTTAGCGCCCTTGGCTATGTCGGCGGTCGTGGTGCCGTTCTTGTCGGTGATGGTGATCACCGCGCCCTCGGCGGTCTGCGTCACCGTTGCGGTCGGGCTGAAGCCGTCCGCACCGTCCTGGCCGTCCTGGCCGTCGGCCCCGTCGAAGTCGCCTTGCTCGGCGGCAGCGCGCAGGTCAGCTGCAGCCTGATTCGCGTTGCCCGCCGCCGTGTTGGCGGCTGTTGCGGCCTCGTTGGCCGCGTCAGCAGCCTCGGTGGAGATGCCGGCTGCGTTCTCGTAAGCGTGGATCGCCCCGACGAACAGGGTGAAGCCGTCCTGGGTCTCCAGCTCGCCAACGATCACCGGCTCAACGCGGATCTGGAACGTGCGCGTGGAGATGTACGAATTGGAGCCCGTGGAAACCATCACCTGCGCGTCTACCACGCCGCCGCACTCCAGCATCGATGCCGGGTAGTAGATCTCGAACTTGCCGACGGAAGCGTCGACCGCCTCGAAGAGCTCGGTTCCGCGTTTTCCGGTCATGCGGTGCCGCCATACAAGGTAAACGCTAGCGTCTGTCAGGTCGGCGGCAGTTCCGTCCTGGCGCACTTCCAAGGCGATCCCGCGCCCGTGCGAGTCGCAGGGCGATGCGACCAGGTCGCCGCTGATGACCTGGTCCGCCACGTTCCAAACGAGTTCGAAGAGTCCGTATCCTTCTAGCATGTCAGAAGTCCAATCCGCTCAAGTCGTCCAAGTCGTCTATCGCCTCGGTCACGGCCTCCTCGACGCGGTCGACCGAGGCCGCAGTGGTCAGGTTGCCGTCGATGCCGGTCACGTCGTTCTGCAGCGCAGCCACGTCTGCGGCAAGAGAGCTCGTCACCGCGTAGTCCACGGGCTGCACCGTGCCGATCGTCACGCGCGCGAGTACCCTCTCCCCGAAGGTGCGCACGCGCCTGACGACCCTGGCGGTGAAACGCCATTCCGGGTCCCGCGATGTATCGATGACGGCCACCGTGTCGCCCAGGTCCGCGTCGTCGCCTTCGAGCGCCGCCACGTCGACCTCGTAGGAGACCTTCGGCTTCGCGGCCTCCGCCAGCGCCGCCCGCGTCAGTTCCAGAAGCTTCGCCGGGTCGGTGCAGTCGCTGAAAGTGACTTGCCCGAAGGCGCTCACCTTCGCGGTGCGGTCCGCGTTCCAGCGTCCCCACAATTCCCGGGCCGCGACGTCCTCGACGTAGTTCAGCCCGCCGTTGATCTCCCCGAACGTCAGCTTGCGCCGGTACCCGGGAACGTAGTTGCCGTCCTCGTCTGTGTAGGGAAGCCCGGCGCCGAAGCCGTAAAGCGCCGTGTAAACGTCCTGCTCCAACACGGTCCTCGTGCAGCTCGCCATGTTCTTCCCGTAGACGAGCCTCAGCCCGTTCCAGGATCCGCGTTGGGCGTCCAGGCGAATCGACCGCGACGATACACGTCCGCCAGAAACCTCGATGACCGGCGTAACCTCGCCCTTCCACACCTCGGCCACTCGCCGCAGTGCCCACAAGGCATTCTGGTGGTAGATCAGCGCCCCGGACCTCCCGAGGTTCGCGCAGTAAGCGATTGACCAGCGCGTCGTCGCGAGCACCGCCGTCAATGCCTGACGGGCCGTCCTGTTCACCAGCTGTGCTTCCTCGACGAAATCGTCAAGCATCTCGCAGAGCGAGGATTCCGCGTACACGAAGCACAGCCCGCAAAGCGGCTCAATCGTGTGGACTACCACGTGCTCTCTCCAAGCCTCGCCATCCCGCCACAACAGACGGTCACCCTTGGCCGGCACTTCTCGCGTTTGGAATTCGATCGTGTCCTCGCCGTTCAATTCCTCGGTATGTACGAGCTCTCCGACGACCGGCAACATCCCGATCCTCTCGTCGAACCGGTCGTACCAATACAACGCCGGCACGCACCCGCCCATCAAGCCCACCTCTCGCGAAATCGGGCCTCGAAGTAGGAGCATCCCGAGAACGACAGGGAACAAGGCCCAGGCTTCAACGCGAAGAAGTCGCTGCCCAGCGTCACGCAATCCCGAGCGTCACCGTCGTTTATGTCGACCCGCTCGTTCGCGCAGTCGATTACCACCGCCTCGCCGCCCGCGAACCCGTACTCGATGCGCAAGAGCTCGCCTGCCGTAGGGTTGGAAACCTGAAGAGCGGACCCGGAAGAGGCGACAAGCCGGAACTCCGGCAGCGTCGCCCATGTCCCGCCGACATCGAAAGAGGTCTCCCGCTCGATGCGCTGAGCGCCGTAGGAGATCGGGTCGAACAGCGTGAACGTCACCTCGCACTCGCCGGTTTCGAACAGCCGCGACCAGGTAGATGCCGCGATCAGCAGCGCGTCATGGTACTCGCGCTCCGGATCGTCCGGCAAAACCAACGTCCCGCCGCCGGGAACGCAAAGCCAGGACCTCAGCAGATGGTGCATCTCAGCGAGCTCGACGACATCAGGCTTGAATCCCAGATCCAGGAACAGCTTCACCCGCACGTCCACCGGCGGCACGTAAACCGAGACGATCTCGCCGCCGGCCCGTCCGGGCACCTCGGCCATCTCGGCAACAATCGGGTTCGCCGACTTCTCTATAACCTGCGCCGAGCAGATCTGCGAGAAGTCGTTACCGGCGTAGATTATCGACCTCATGCATTCCCCCTAGCACGCCCGTAAGCGGAAGCCCGCCGCTGGGACTCCCGCGCAGCCTTGTCGTCGTTCCCGAAAGCACGAGTGCGCCGGACCAAAGTCTCGACGCGCTTGCCAGCCTGCTTGGCCTGTCTGTATCCCTGCCTTGTCATATCTCCCTCGCAACCGTCAGGATCACCTCGAACTTCCAAACGAACCGCCCGGACGAATCCTGCAGCTCAAGCTCGGGGGCGGCGGTGTCCAAACCGCATATGCGGTACTGCCCGGCTTCCGCGTGCATCTCCCAACGCGCTCTCCTCAAAGCGTGCTCGCAGGCGCACGCCACGCTCTCTGCATCGGCGGATACGTTGCGTACCACACGCACCGTCACCGTCACGGCCCCGCGCTCCTCCTCGGCCATCCGAACGTCCCGCACGAACCCACCGGAGCTCACCACAATTGGTTCGGCGCATTCCAGGGCGCTGCAAGATTGTGTGAAAACGCTCGTGAATTTCGCTTCTACCAGCAGTTTTGCGATGGAATTAGCGCAGGAGCCCAATCCCTCCATCACGAAACCTCCAATTCCCAGTGGTGGACTCGACCCCATTTGCCGCAGTGCCGCTTGCACTTCCTCACGTAGTAGGAGGCCCCGTCGATCTCGATGCGGGATCCGGCGGGAACCGCGAAGGCCCCCGCCGAGTTGACCGCATCCACGAACACGATCCCCGCGCCCGCATCAACGCTACGATGCGCGTCGTCCGAAACGGACTGTGACTCATTGAACCTCACGTTTGAAACCTCAACGGGCTCACCGAACCCGCCGCGCCCGTCCGGGACCCTAACCGTCATGGTGTCGGGAAGGAGCCGGAGTGGGATGGGGCACGGGGCACTCATCAGCGAACGCCTGCGAATATGAGCGTCGTGCCCGAAAGCTCGCGCATTATGGCCTCGTTTGCGAGCGCGTCGCCGGTCGCGGTCCCACGCCCCTCGAACTGGGTCATGCGGAAGTCGCCGATGGCGAACCCGCCCACCTGCCCGTGCCCGTATTCGGCGAGCACGTCGACGGCGGCGCAGATCGCCCGCTTGTAGGCGGTGCGCTCGCAGCAATCCGGGCTTCGGTGGTCGCAAAGCCAGGCAACCTGCTGCTCGGCGGCGGGAAGGGACCCCTCAAAAGCGGTGCGGGTCAGCTTCCCGCCGTAGGTCTCGCGGTAATACGCGTAGTCGACAGTCACAGCCATGGCGCAACCACCTACTCAGCCGCCGCCGACGCGTAGACGCCAGCCAGCTTGTTGTCGAGCAAGTCGACGATCCCGTACTTCCTATATTTGAGCATGTAGGAATCCAGGTTCTCCAATTCGTCTGGGCTGAAGATCCGGCTTGCGATGTGGCGGTCGAACTTGATGACTGCGCCCTTCTCCACCACGATGAAGTTCAGCGCCGCGCCGGTTCCGACCAGCTCGTAGTACGTCCCAAGGTTGCTCTTCGTCGGGTTGGCCACCGGCGTGTACACGCCTCCGCTCTCCGTGTAGTACGTCTTGGAGGAATCGACCTCGGTGTCCTCGGTAAGCACGTACTCGCCGGCCGCCTTCTGGTAGCCGAACTGCTCGTCGTCGCCGGAGAGCAGATCGATTGCCGTGTAGAAGCGAGATTGCGGTACCTCAACGATCTGATTGAAGCGCTCGAGCACGCGGTTGGAACGCGTGGGGTTCGCGTAGGAGTAGTCGTCGAGCACACCCTTGAGAGTGGGCGTGATGAACAGGAAACGCGTGCCCTCGGTGACCTGGTGCTCGTCCATCAGGCTCGTCACGTCGCGCAGCTTCGCCAGGACGTCGGTAGCCGTGGCGCTGGAAAAATCGTCGGTCGAATAGCCGATGCCCTCGTGCGACGCGATCTGCGAGAACGTGAACGCGTCTGCCTCGGGCGCCACGTGGCAGCGCTGGAGCTCCGCGCCGGCCTCGAAGAAGCAGTCCTCGATTCCGGACTCGGCCACGTCCATCACATCTGCGGTGATTTTGATCCCGCGATCGTAATTCATCTGCCGGGTCTGGAACTCAAGATTTATGCTTCCCGTACGATACCCCTGGTCACGGGTGTAGTCGCCAAGGCCTGAAACCGAGATCTTCGGGATCATGATCTCGCGCGCGTTATGCGTGGATCTCACGATGCGCCCGCTGCTCGTCAGGATGCGCGACACGCTCGCGTTCTGGTAGACCTCGTCGATGATGGGAATGTAGCTCTTAGCGAATGCGATGCTGTTAGGCATGTGCGCACCTCCTTACTCGTTGCTCTTCTTCGCGGGAAGCCCGGCGATCTTGCGCCAATGGCGCTCGTCCTTGGCGTCGTCGGAGGCCGTCCCCGCGTTGGGAAGACCGGTCGCGCCCGACTGTTCGGCGTGCGCCGCGAAAAGGTAGGGCTCTGCGGCCTTCAGCTTCTCCACGTCGCCGTCGTAGTCGTCGAGCACCGCGCGCGCCGCCTTCACGTTGCGGCAGCCCGCAAGCTGCAGCGCGAAATCGATGCGGTCGGACGCCGCCTGGTTCTTCAGCTTCTCGTTCTCGGATTTCAGGGATTCCGCCTGCTGGCCCAGCTTCTCGGCGTCGGCCAGCTTGCCTTCGAGCTCGGCAATCTTGCCGTCGCGCTCGGTGATGCTCGCGTCGCGCTTCGCGATTTCGGCAACGTAGTCGATTGCGGGCTTTCCCGTTCCCGACGACTTTGACTCATCGTTGGCGGAATTGTCGTTTCCGGAGGCTACCGGCGGCATCCCCGTCGACCCTGAGGTCTGCGCACTGGCCTGTCCTTCCGCCTGCGCCGCGTCTGCTGCTCCCGCACCATTTGTGATCTCGTTTTCCTTGCCATCCATTCTTCCGCCTTTCGGTCGAAACGGCGCGTGGCCCACGCCAACAACACTTGCCACGGATGGAAGGGTAAAGGGGTGTCACAAATCACCTGATTTTGTCCCAAGAACAGAAAAGCGCTCCGCTTGGAGCGCTTTTCAAGTTGCGGTTCGTTTATCTTCAACTAGTTGTTTTTCCTGGCCTTGTTTCTCTCGGAATTGGTTCTCTTTCCTTGATCAATCCAGTTCGGATTATCTTTTATCTTTTTCTGGCTGCGGCCCTTATCGCGATCCGTATGCTTGTCATGCGTTGACGGCCGCGCTCCCTTTGTGTGCTCCTTCATAAGTCACACCCCTCTCTCTTACGAATAATTTCTAAAGATCGCATAAAGAGCTTTCTCTGGGCAATCGGTTCAGTTTTCATCATGCGTTAGCAGATCAATTGGAATCCTTTCCAACTTCCAAGGCCATCCTCCAAACAATGCGACATCTAAACGTCTCCTTGCTCAAATTCGAATAGTTTTTCATCGTCAAGAGACCAGAAACCCTGTATTCGTCTTCTTGAAACGATCTTCTCGTTCTCTTCATCGTATTCGATTTCTATCACATCGTATTGAGCATCGTAGTAGCGCCGACACCACTCGGGGTTTTCTGTCCATTTGTGAGCATCCCTGTCGCGTTGATACCAAAACCCATTCTCTTCTTTTACGACTGAAAAACCCAATTCGAATAGATAGCACTTTCTAATCATGCTGAACGCATATCCCTTCTCCTTCGTAGTCCCGATTACGCTAGAATCCGCTCAGCCTGTGGCCGTACGCCATGTGTTGCGCGACGCATTCCTCGAATTCATCTATCGTCGCTAGGAACTCTTCGGGCAACATCGCGTCTATGTCGTAGCCTTCGACAAGCTCGTCACACCATGCGGGCCATCCCAGCTTCTTCTTTCCTGTTTCCTCGTAGGGGCCTACACAATCTTCGTCGACGCGGATGACAACATCGTAATCGTCAGTGCCTTCACGGCGCAGCCACTCGCCATAGGGCCGATAGTAAGCCCAGGCAATGGAGCCAGCGATGGCAGCCTGCGTGTCAGAGTCACCGCCAAGAGATACGGCGTTGCGAACCGCGTCCTCGTAGCTATCTGATTCCAAGAAGCATTGGATGGCCTGTGGCACCGAACCCTGACAGGTCACGTCGAAGTCGTAGTCTGGGCGTATCGCATTGAGGGATGCAGGCAGCTCGTAGAAGTTATCCTTCACGAATGCCCGGATCTCACCCCTCGTCTTTCCGGCTTTCGCCAGGAATATGCACGCTGCCACCGCTTGGGCACCCTTGACGCCCTCTGGATGGTTGTGTGTCACCTCGGCAGAGGCTTTTGCCAGCTCAAGCGCTTCACCAATCGTGTAGGCATAGAGCCCGCAGGGCGATACGCGCATTGCCGAGCCGTTGCCGTAGCTGTTGTAGGGTCGGGGGTCGGGCGATTCGAGCCATACCGCGAATCTGCCGCCGTATCCCGCATCTGGAAACCTGCGCCCCATGTCCTGCATCTCAGCAGCAAGTATTTCCTTGAAGGCGTCTAAGCTGCTGATGTATTGGTCGCGCCATTCCATCAGCGCCCGCGCAACCGCCACCGTCATCACCGTATCGTCGGTGAACTCGCAACCCTTCGACACGAAGGGGAAATCCTTGGTCTTGATGGGGCGAAACTCGTATTTCGACCCTACTATATCGCCTATTATTGCTCCGTACATGCCGAACCTCGCTTCGTCCGCGTTCCCGTAATTGTAACTGTACGCCTAGCGACGGCCGAAAATCCCGAGCTTCCTCTTGGACTTGCCGCCGATTGCGTCGCCAGCACCTCGACTCGCCAGATCTTTGTCGATGTCGCGCTTCCATGATCCGGCCGGCATCGGAGCGCCTGCGCGCATCGCCACGGTCGCCGCACATTGCGCGCGGTGCATGACGCGCGTGCCCTCTTCGTCCGCCACATAGGTCGCGGCGAAATCGGGGGAGATCCCGAACCGCCCCGCTTCAGCTGCGGCGTCGATGTTCGCGCCAAGGAATAGGAAGTTCCAGCCCTCCTTTTCCTTGCTCGTGATCATCGCCTTGACCCGCTCGTAGTTGTATTCGCGGCTTGCGTTCTCCATCCCGTCGGTCGTGATAACCACTATGGTGTGCTCGGGACGACATTCTTCGGGAAGGTACCCGTGTACTCGTCCGATGTGGTTCACGGCGCCTCCCACGGCATCGAGCAGCGCCGTGCATCCGCGAACCCAGTACTCTTTCTCGGTGATGGGGGCCACCTCGGCGATGGGAATCCGGTCGTGAAGTACCTCTATCTCGTTGTCGAAGAGAATTGTGGATACCAGCGCCTCGCCCTCTTCCTTGCGATGGGCATCCAGCGTCGCGTTGAAGCCTCCGATCGTGTCGCTCTCCAACCCGCCCATCGACCCGCTGCGATCGACTACGAACACCAGCTCTGTCAGACCTTCTTTCATGATGTGCCCTTCCTCTCGTGCGCACGACTCATTGCCGTCCGCTGCTTACAGGAAGGACTTTACGGCTATGGCACCTCCGGTAGGTCAAGTGGCAGTTGACATATCGCAACGCTAGAGAATCGGCTGGTCGAAAGCGTAAAGCGCCTCGTTTATCTCGAAGATGTCGTAGCTGCCCCGCTCGATGAAGTACTCCACGATGACATCGGATTTGCTGCTGTGCGAAAGCGTGAAACCAGCCCTCGCCAGAAGGCTTTTCGTCTCGCCCAGGTCCAGGCCCAGAGCTATCGCGAGTGCCAGCGCCGTCTTCTTGGTGGGGCGATAGTTTGCGTCTGATCGGATATTGCTGAACAGCTGCCGGCTCATGTTCGCCCTCTTGTACACTTGCACGTCCGTCATGCCGCGCTCGTCGATGAGCGCGAGCAGCGTAGTCGAGAACGGCTCGTCGAGCGAGCTCAGCAAATCCTCCAAACTCCTTTGCCCTGCTGGTGCAGCGGCCATTGTCGGCATCGGTGTGGCGGCCTCTTCGGCTTCCGGTCTATCCCGGCCAGCCTTCACGCCCTCTATCGCCTCTCCCAAGCGCGAAGCCAAGCCCCGTCTCTGCTTTGCCCGACGGTCTCCCGGCTCTTGTGCGCTTGCAACAATGGGCCGCGAAGGCAACATGGAAGGTGCGTTCAACACCATGCTTTCCATTGAGAAGCCGCTATCGACATAGTGGTCGTCGATGTACTCGGAGATCTCAAGGTAAGCATCCATCCCGGCCGCCACAGACTCGCGGCTGTAGAGCACCAGACGTACATCGATGTCCTCGCGTCTGTTGAGAAACGTCCTGATTGACTCGCGCGCCACAGCAAGCGATATGCTCGCCGGGAAACCGTAGGTTCCCGCCGATATGAGGGGCAACGCAATCGAGCGGGCTCCTCCCGAAGCAGCGCATTCGAGGGCGGAATCGTAAGCGCTCCTCAGGAAGTCCGCTTCGCCCCGCGAACCGCCCATCCAAATCGGCCCAACGGCATGGACCACAATCTTGGCATCAAGCCCGAAAGCGGGCGTCGCCACAGCTGATCCGCAAGGACAGAATCCAATCTCGTTACAAGCTGCCTGCAGTTCGTCTAAGCCGGCGACCAGCGCAACGGTCCGCCCAACACCTCCGGTTATCTGTAGACGCTCGTTTGCGGCCACAACAATGGCATCCGCCTTAACAGTAGCGAGGTTATTTCGCTCTATCGTGAAAGGCATGAAGAAGCCCCCTGTCCCGAAGATTGATCGACTCGCCCCACAGGCTTATAGCACGATTGGTATCTCAACTTGTGTAACGAAACATTCTTGCTGCTCATAGTTCGCATCAAGGATTCGGCCCAACAACTTGTTTACAGCCAGGCTTGGAATATTAACCCCGCTGCCGGCGCATGTCATATGGATACCGCCTGACATGCGTGTATTAACCTCAAGTAGGTACGGAATACCATCTCTAATCTTAAACTGAATATTGCAAGGGTTTTCAAGCTTGAAGCTTTTGACGACCGCTTTGCACGTTTCAATGAGGTCGGAATCGTATCTGATCTGCTCAACACGGCTCTCCGTTTTCACGCGAGGTATAGCAATCAGCCTTTCTGGCATAGCAAGACAATCGATGCTAATCTCGTCCCCAGGAAGATAGGGCATTACCATCATCGGTGAAAACTCGCTTCGTTCAGAAAGGCAAGCCCTCGCTTCGTCAAAAGTTATGCGAGTCGTCTTCTTCTTGAAAAGCGTTTCGTAGCCTTTTGCACGATTGTCAATCCTACGATAACTCTTACCGCCCTCGTCTTTTACGAATTTGAAGCAAACGGAACCAAACTTTTCAGTCAATTCCTGATAAGCCTTCTCGAATTCGCCTACATTTGTTACCAGCCGATATTCCGGAACAATCCCGAGCCCCCGATTCGAGAATTCTTCGTATGCTTTTACCTTATCGTTCAGTATTCGCACAGTATCGTATTCGTCAACCATAACCCGTACGCCGGCTTCATCGAATATGTTCCTGTATTCGCTTATCGTCGTCAGATGCCGACGAGGCATGAAAACAGTTACCTCGTGATCAAGGCAGAATTGTAAGCAAAATTCTGCGTAGTCTTTTCCTTTAATGACGGGCTCTTTGTACCATTCGTCGCATATGGCCTTAATAGGAGAAAGGTCATTCTCGTTCGTGCTTATAATGCGGAATGCCGGGTTATCTGCCTTTATGAGCCTCACGATATCGTAGGCGGTGCTAAACCAATGATTAAGCCAAATAGTTTCCACTCGATTCCTCGTCTTTCCCGAAACGCAATCGCTATCTATTGCGGGCCCTTAGAAAAGGCCGAGAAGGAAGAAAGCAACGAGAGCGACGATGAGCACCAATGTCCCTATGCCCATTACCGACCCAGCAACAGCAGTGGTGGTGGACACCTTGTCATTGCGTTTGTCTATGGCGTAGTAGTACTCAAACATCTCTTCGACTTGCTCTGGGCTATACGATCCATCGGCTTGCAGGGCCTGATTCCTCGTTTTTGGCTCCGTTATCGCTATGTGTTCGATGCTCCTCATTGAGACCAGGATGTAGATTGCTATCGCCAGCAAGATAGCCAAGTAAATCGCTACCGCCCATAGAACGGGTGTTCCATGGCCCATGCCGATTACGACACATGTCAAAACGAACCAAATGGAGAACCAAAACAGAGCATGCCTGTATTTCTTTAGAAGCGAAAGGGTCCTTTGATATTCGCTTTCTTCAACTGTGCACTTTTCAATCAGGTTCTCGATGATTTGACGTAAATCCTCGGCGTCTGTTATTGCAGCCACGTTGGCACTCATTTTGCTCATCACCTCTTTAATCGGCGGCGTATTGCGCCTCGACCTCATATAATTGGCTCGCAACGAACTCTTCGAACGATCTCCCTTCGGGACACGCTATCCATCCTTCATATCGAGCATTCTGCTCGTCTTTCAAAAGCTGTTTGGGCGCTATTGCTACATCGCATTCTACAAGCATTGCGATGTCGTTGATACTGTCGCCGGCACCAATAATGTAAGCATCTGGAACGCGTTCTCTTATCTGTTTAATCGCAAATCCCTTATTTAGCCCTTTCGGAAACAGGTATGCCTTCTTCCGGTCCTGGAAGAAGGTGAAATAATCCAGCTTTCCATCAGCAAGCTGGGACGCATCGCGTTCGGGCCTATCTACGTAGGCCAGCACGTAGCATCCGTCGACAATAACGCATCGTTTGACGTAAGAAGTGTTTTCAATCTCGCACGCAACATCATGCAAGCTCCTTGCAGCGTCGTCTTCAAATTGCAGGAATAGTTTTTTGGCGTCACCGCCACACAACCTGATTCCTCCATTGGCAACATAAGCTGTTTCAAGTCTTACCCCGCCCCATTCTATGCGGCTGAATTGCTCGACGGATCGGCTAGTGACGGGTATGACGATTCCGCATTTGCTTGCATGAACCAACGCATTGCGCATTTCCGGTAGCATGAACCCTCGATCTTCGCCATCGATTCGCTCAATACATAAATCACCCGTAACGCGGCCCCTGCGGGAGTGCATCACTGTTCCGTCTAGGTCAAGGGCGAATACAAGTGGCTTCATTAGCTATCGGCCATTTCCCGAATGAGCCCGCAGGCCCTGTAGTTCGCCAGCTCGTATTCCTCCACCTCAACTCCTTTTTCGCGTGCAAGCTGGAAAACATGTCCAAGATTCTCGACATCGTCGAGACTCCAAACCAGGATCTTCCACGGTATCCTTCTGAGCAAAACTCGGGTGGCCTCTCCAATTCCCGGTTTTATCAGGTTGATGTCATCTATGCCAAAATCCTCTGCGATCGCCATCACTTCGGATATCCCGTCTCGCTTTTCGGGAGTTTCTTTTACAGGGGACACGACAGCTTTATCGAAAAGGCTCTCGATAGCTTCGATGAACTCGTAAGTTCTATCTTCACATTTCAGCTCCTCATAGAAAGCTACGCCGTGAAAATCGTCACTTCCGATGATGTCGCTGCGGTAAAAAGTCCTACTGATAAGCCCCGATATAGTTGCGTTAAGGCACGAGCTGGCAATCAGAAAATCATCGCGAGACCCGCACATGCGAGTAACGTAAGCAGGATCCGACAAGACCGCAAGCTCGGGTTCGACCCCCGCATAATCCAGCATAGCCTGATTGAGTTCTCGCTGTATCGCTCCCTTGCCAACCCAACCATCAACGAACTGGATGTCTGCCGCTTTGTGCCTCGAAAGCAAGTATCTCATCGCATTGCCGTCGATGCCCTTTCCCCGAATAATCGAGATTGCGTAATGAGGTGGATCGATGGCAAATTTATTTCGAAGATAATGCTTGATGAGAACCCCGATGGATATACCGGCACGGGCCAGCGACACGAGCACGACATTTTCCCCTTTTACCTCAACTATCTTGTGCGCAACGGTGGCAACTGCATCTGCCACGTTTTGCGCGTATCGATTCAATGCGATTTCGTATTGCTCGACGTACTTTTCCGTAGGCACATATTCCAACGGAAGCATTTCGGAGTAATGGACACCGCTTTGAATCAGCGGCTCGCGCTTTTCCGCTGGCAGGGGCTCTACGACCCCCGTGATGTCTTTGAGCAGTAGCGTGACGTCGTCGCTGCGGTACGTTCCAAGGCTCATATCATCACCCAATAAACCAATTCACACCCATGAGCGCGAAGCACGCTTACCATATCGCTCATACCAGCTGACAGAGTATCGTTGTGGGCATCCGAAATGATGATGGCCGCATCGTAATGCCGTAGGTTATAAAGAAATACCTTGCGGTCAGAATCGTACACGCTACGCATGGAGTAACCGTTTTGGATGGGGTAGTTCGCCGTTGCCGACGTTCTGATTGGGCTCCTGGTAGTGGCATGGCAGAACGTCTTATACCCAGAGCTCGATTCTTCAATTTCCATCCCTGCTATCAGTGACGGAAACATGCACTCTTCAGTACCGAGGATTACTATTTCCGAGCCTTGATTAATTTGCCGTTCAACCAGCTGTGCCAGCTTTATAAATTGTCGCTGGCAAGCCTTCCGATACTCACCAGCTCTTAAGCCTTTTCTGGGATCAGGAATCGAGTTGCGAAAATCTATGACTTCAGTTGGTCCTTTCGAGCCTTTGCTGACAGCTAATGCCCGTTTCCCATCTATGCCTTCAATTGAAGCATGAACATCCAGGTTGTTTGCAGCCGTCAAGTAGTGCAAGGATACGCCTTTGGCCTCTAAGCCCCTAATCGCGCTTTCGTCCATTCTGTTCACTACCGAGGCAGCATGAATCAAAGTCTGTTCCTGAATGCCTCCCAATTTGCGAACAGCCTCGATGGCGTTGGTAAGCGTCTTGCCAGTGGAGTATTCGTCATCAATGAAAACTAAATGTTTAATTGATCCCAAATGCTCCGATAGCTCGTTGGCAAATAGGTGGTGGTGCATAGCGTGGCTATGGCTCTCTTCAAAATCGACGCTGTTCATGCCCTCGGGAACCTGGGCTCTTGTGCTGTGTATGTAAAAGCATCCATCGCCAATGCAGCACGCTACAGCAGCCCCAATAGCGGTGGCAGTCTCCGCAAAAGCGATTACGGCTACTTCGTCTTTGGCGTCTATAGTATCAGCAAGCGATGCCATCATGCCCAAAGCCTGACTGGGCTTCGTCGGTATATGCTTTGCTTGGTATCTGTTGACGATGAGGTAAGGACGCTTCAGATTGCCATCTCGCCTCGCAACCTCGATTCCATCAAAATCGAAGTCCTCACCCATCTTTAACTCCATACACATTGGCCAAACATAGTATTTTTCGCGCCCATTTAGAGTGGCACTTCAATTCATTCATTCTGTCTTGTCTGCATCCTCCCGAAACAGCGTTATTGCCGTTATCCCAATGAATAACGGCTTTAGCGTCTTCGAAGTCTTCTCGCGTCACCATGAGCGCATCGTGGATAACGGGAAGTTGACTCGGGTGTATCGCCGTCTTGCCAACAAAGCCATTGATGGCGTCAAGAGCCATTTCTGCTCGGAGGCCATTCTCCCAGGCATCACCACGAGAACCGTAATACTCCCATACAGGACCAGATACGACATAGTCACGGCCGAAAACGTTAACGATATCAACCAAGGCATCTCGCACTACGCCAACATCGTATATCGTCTGAGAAACGCTTCGTCTAATGCCAAAATGGGAACAAAGATCGTTGCCCCCAACGCGAATGTTTAGCACCAGCTCATGGTAAAAGCCGATGGTCATCGCCAACTTAGAAAGCGTCTCTATACGCGCTTCGGAACGCGATATCGATGCGCTCTCCAGAATCGGCATGCAGTATAGCTGCTTTCGCCGGCCCGCATTGATGCCCCCAAGGGTATCGAGGTAGGCATCGGCGTTGTAGGCATCGAACTTTGGAAAAACGTAGCCGGTCAGCATTTGCTCCAGGTCACCAAGGAAATCGTGCATGTGAGCCAAATGCTGCGGATTTCTAACGCGTACGAACATCAGTGGTCTGTTAGGGACACTGACCTCGGATAGCTCGGCCAATGTTTCCGCTAATTGCCGTTCGGCTTCTGGCACTGCCGCATCCATAATTGCGTCTTCGAGGCAGAATGCAATCGAGCTAAGTCCCGGAATCCCGCCACCCGCAATCTTGGTGGCAACAGTTTCATTTGTTGCAGGAGTGTAGAGCAATCCGCCCACCCTGTAGGGAAGCAGGCTGTCGGTCTGAGCTATGTCGCGAATCATTTAGCCCTCACCGCCCGGGCTTGAAAAGGCCTCCCGTAAAAGGAAGGGCAGATGTATCGAGCGGTTCGCATTTTTCGGACTCCTTAGGTAATACTGGGCAAATCGCAAACTTGTATGATAACAGCTGCGCCCGTGACAAAGAAGCCCGATGCTTTGATTTCCGTATATCGACAACCCTTCTGGATGCGACCTGCAATCCTATAGAAACTGAAAGATGAGTGTTTACGCCCATTTCTCGCCAAGATCCTCCAGTTTTCTCCTTGCGTCATCATGTCCCAGTGAGGCAGCGGAGCGCAGCCATTTTTTGGCATTCTGCATGTCTCTTCTGACGCCTTGGCCCGTCGCTAGGGCCATCGCCACAGCATACTGCGCGTAAACATGCCCCTCGTTCGCCGCCTCAAGATATCGGTTGAAAGCCTTGTCGTATTCGGTGTTTCCTCGATAAATCTCACCGAGAGTGAAAAGGGCGTTCGGATCATCCAGCTCTTTCAGAATTGAAACCGCTCGCCTCGGGTCTTTTTCGATATCCAGCCCTTTCCACAACCGATTCGCCAGGTCCAAGCAGGCTTTAACATCGCCATTTTCTGCGGCCAGTTCGAGATATCGCATGCCCTTTGCAGCATCCCGGGAAACGCCTTTCCCCTTTAGATAGCTACTCGCCATGAAGATGAGCGACTCTGAACTGCCTTCATGCCACGCCTCCTCAAGCAGCAAAAGCGCAATGGGCATATTCTTATCTTTCGGAAACAATCGATAATATTCCATGCCCTTTGCGTGCGTTTCTGCAGGATCAAGGGGCTCAGTGAGGCGCCTATCGAGCGTTCCTAGCAGTTTCTTAATCAGTTCGAGCAAGGCGATTCGGTCGTCAGCGCTAATAGGCAATTGCGCAATGGCCTCGCAAGCTCTTGAAAGCAATGAGGCCGGCGATTCATGCATTGCGGAGCCTTCGGCAATAGACTTGAAACCATTTGCGCGGGCGAATTCACGAATTTTGCGTTGCTCTGAGGGGAAAGCTGGCGCGTAATCACTAAGAATCGCAATAAACCGGGGCGTATCGTTGAGCGTAGCTACGCCATAATCGTTCAGAACAGCTGCAAACGCCTCCTCTATCGTGTTGAATGCTTTCATTTGCCTTCCCGGTCTCGATGCCTTTTCGTTTCTTGAAGCCCTTTCGATAAACAAAGGGCTGCCCGGATTGCGTGTTGGGCTAGCCTAACAGTTCAGACAGCAATTTTTCCTGCTCATTCATGCTTATCACCATGCCTGAGTCGGCGAATTCGTGAAAGAAATCTAAGCTCTGGCAATCGGAGAGATCGTCATCGAAGGCCATGACTATCTTCCTGATATCGCCGTATCGCCCGACTCGCCTCCATTGCTCAAGGCTGTCCCGATAGTCTTCAGTTATCAATCCGTCGGAGAAAAGAACTACGTATTTGTCCGATTCGTCGACCATGTGCGTTTCCGCCAGGCTCGCAAGCTCTTGGAACAGCGCATTCGCGTTCGTCAGCCCATCGACCATCTCAACGTAACTATATTTAAAGCTTGCCGCAGGAACGAAGCCTTCGGTCCATTTGAACAACCGTCCCGAAAATCCTATCGCCGAAACACTGATGGCCCCATTCTTGCCACGGTCTAGCGACCTAAGTTTGGAAACAGCATTGTTGACGCAATCGTTGATGGCCCCGATCTTATGACCTTGCATGCTGTTTGACGCATCGATGGCAAAAACCACCTGAATCTGCCTGCTTTCATACCTATCCGTACATGCACTGTCGGCGTCGTCTATCTCCTGTAGAAAACTGTCTATATCAAATTCGCCAAGTTCTATTGCATCGGGCATCTTCGACCTCCACTAGAAGATATCCTCGCAAGAAATCTTGCCCGTAATCTCATTGAACCATTCGCTGTTGGGAGTCGAGTACGGCCTGAACTTTTGCTTTCCGCGCCCCGCCTCGAAGTAGACGGCGTTGTTCTTGTTGATGCTTGGGTCTTTTACGACGTCTGCAAAGTTCAGAGCCTCCTCATCGCTGAGATTGAACGCTATGCGCTTCTTGAATGCGTCAATCATGTTGGGGAATTTTTGCTGGAACAGAGTTAGGTCGTCGTGCCAGGCAATTGTGAATATGCCCTTTTCAGGTCCTTTTCTCAAGATTTCATCCAGCATGGTGAAACCTTGGCTGCTGCTGCTGTAAAGCCCGTTTTGGAAATCTGAAGCAAGGCCCAGATTGTTGATTATTATCCAGACGTACTCGCCGTCGTTCTGCTTCGACAGGTACAACCGATATACTTCTTCCAACCTGTCAATAGCGTCGTACGATTCGGCTCCCTCGATAAAGTCTGGCAGGAGGAGCACCATTTCTTGCAGTTTATCTTGAATGGCCCCCTCTTCTGAATCGCTGAAGTTGAATACGTAGATTTGCGAGGCCGGCTGTCCGTCTTTGAGCGCCTTCAGCTTCTGCAAAACTAAATCCAAGGTGATGAAGAATAGGAGGTTATGTGCTTTCTGGGCGTCTTTACCCGCAAGAAGCATATTCTCGTTCTTCCGCATCTCGAATGGCACAGCAAGGCTTCGGTCAATTGCCAAGGCCTCGCCAAAGTGAATCTTTCGAGACTCCACGATTAAGTTGCCGTGGCGTAAATACTCCTGGAATACGCTATCACGGCTGTCGGCTACATCGGAAACAAGCACGCGGGTATCGGACCGCCTAATGCCGCTTTGCGCGTAATGCGCTTCGACATCCTTCAAGATATCGTTGTGTGCTTCGGGGCTGATATACCCGACACGAAATCTATTGTTCGTCTTCGGCGTACTGATGGCCGGCAAATAGATTGCCGATCCAGCATCGTTGTCTTCAATCTGCGCTATGGCATCGCTCCCCGCGCCAAGAAGGATCTCGGCATCCTCTTTCGGGCATTTCAGGGCGATACGCACTGCAATCTGAGCCATTGCGGCCTCGTTTACCTCGTTGAGCCCTCTTACGCTCTGGGTGCAAAGAATTACGTGTACACCATAGCTGCGTTTCAGCCTCAATATATTGTCGAGAAGCCGCGAAGCTTCGGACGAAACGGCCGCGTTGGCGCTGTTGAAGAGTTCGTGGAACTCGTCGATGACAACGAGCATGCGCGGCAACTTCCCGCTCCTCCTTGCTTCAGGGCTGTTGTTGTAAGCCGTGATGTCGCTGACGGAAATGCTGTTAAATAACTGCGATCGACGGTCGCCCTCTTTCATGATGTACTGCAAAACGCTCAGCCCGAATTCCTGCTCGCTCTCGATGGCGATGACTTTGAAGTTGGGTAAGTTGTAGTCGGCGTAAATCTTGAACTCGGTACCGCTCTTGAAATCGACAAGGTATATCTCGAGCTCTTCGTTCGAGTATTGCAATATGCAGCTTGTGATAATCGCATGCAACAGGCGGCTCTTTCCGCTACCAATCTGACCGGCTATCAAGGCATGGATCGATTGGCTGCCTGGTTGCCCAAGGGTCAGGTATTGAATGTCGCTTGCGCCGCTCATTCCTATAGGTATCATCAAGCCTTCGCCGGAGCTGTACGAGAAAAGCTTTGAAGACGGTGGTGCGATATGCTTGTAGTCGATGACGATTCGTCCGGCATCTTTGATTCCTTGTTTCATTGTCGGCGCAATGGATATGATCTTCTTTACACTGAGCGGCGGGTTTATCGTGTAGATCATATTCTCGTCAATGCCGTCTTTTGCTTCGAGGAAATAACCTTTCTTTCGAAGCGAGTAGACCGTTGCTGATGCCTCGATGTTGCCAATCTGCGCCTGGATTTTGGCGTCGGCTGCGGAAATCGCATCTGTGTTGCACATAATGACAACGTAGACGCCGCATTCCTTGCCGGTTGCGACAATCTGTTGCAGAAGGTCAACAGCCTTTGCCGAGAATCCTGCGGGGAAATCCATTATTCCGACGATGTTGTAAGGTTGCGGGTTAAGCGTGTTCGCCGCATTGTATTCGCGGATATTCGTGTACTGCCCCTTGAACGTGTTAATCTGCATCGTCTTTATGTGGTCGACGATTATCTGAAGCTGCTGCTCGATGCCGGATTCTTCTGTTTGAATTCCGCCGAGTATTACATTGTAGCTGCGGCCCTGTTCATCCTCGAAATGCTTGAAGACCGCGAAGCTTTGGCCCGACTTCAACGGGTCGCAGAAATGGAATCTCATCTTGTTCGGCGGGGTAGACAGAAACGCGGTAAGGCATATCGTCTGGATGTGGTCTTTTGCCTGGGCCGCCTGTTCGTTCCCGTATTTGAACATTAGGCACAAGTTCTGATTGAGCCCGATGGTGAATGGAAATACAAAACTGTTCCCATTTATGACAGCTTGGTAGTTCGAGGTCATGATTCCCGATACCAAGCGATTGCTCAGTATCCGATCGAGCTTGTACTCGAGAGAGCCTATGGTGATGTTTTCCGGCTCCGCAGTTGCGAGGGCAAAGTTGTTCGAGAGAGCTTTGGTTCTCGCCTTTTGGGTTTTCACAGCGTCGGCAATCGCCTGTGGCGGCACTTTTGTCAAAACGGTTTGTTGCAATGCCTGATAGGATGCAAACAGCTCCTGCTTCTTTTTCGAATCCAAATCGGCAAGCTGTTGTTCGTGCTGTTCAAGCAATTCCTTCTTCTGCTGCGCATGCTTGGTGATCTCTTCGCTTCTCTGCTGATCGTATTTCCGGTTAAGCTCAGCGCAATAGCTGATGTATTCCTGCTTGTTCTTTGCTGCATCTTTGTCATGTTGAGCCATAAGAGACGTGAAACGCTGGCGCGCTTCTTCTACCATCTTGTTGGCTTTTGAATCGCTGTCCGGCAACAATGCATTAAGCTCGGCCAGCTCCTTTTGATAAAGTTGCTCGGCCTTCACGCGCATGGAATAGAACTCGAGAAACCTGCGATTAACCTCACTTCCCTTAACAGCCCTTCTTAAGAACTTCTCGTTCAGCACATTCAACTCTTCGACCATGATGTTCGGATGCATTGCATCGATTGCCTCAAGAGTTGTCGCTGCAACTTCGACACATTCGGGCTGCTTGGCAATAAACCTTTTGTATCTCCAAGACGCAATCTGCTCTTCGGCTGCTCGAAGATTGGCCATTATCCTCTCTATGCGCTGCTTGCCGCTTTGCACTCGCTTACGCATATCCTCGCGGTATTTCTGGGAATTATCGTTAACTGCACGCTGGTCCCTCTTGTATGCGTCGGCCTCGCGCTGCGCATCGCTCAGGGTCTTCTTGTATTGAGATTCAACCTGGTCCAAAACCTTGGTTCGCTCGTACTCGATCTTTGAGAGCTCTTGCGAATGCCGCTCGTCACAATTCTTGATCTGACTAGCTTGGCTTGCCAGCATAGCCTCTTTCCGCTTTTTATAGTCATTATTGATTCCGCGGACCTTTTCAACGTATGCATCAAGCAGGCCCAGAAGAAGATGCAGGTTTCCAAGCGTTGTTTCCATCTCATCGTTGATTTGGGTCTGCACAAGGAGCTGCAAACTACTCGCATCCGCTCCGCAACCCGGGCAATACTCGGGTTCCTGGGGGCTTTCGAATTCTTTGTAACAATCGGAGCATAAGTATCTTGGCATGAGATTCACTCTTCCCGTTTAGCAGCTTGGTCGCAATAGCTCATAATGGCTATAGTTCTATCGTTGTTGCATCCTTTAATTTTTCAACGTTTGCTGGTGGGAAGAAAGTTCTGATTTTGCCATTATCTTTATTGATTGCGAAAGGTGATATGTCAAGGGGCTCTCCGCTTTCCTTGTCGCCGGCAGACATAACAAATTCGTCACCAACATCTAATGCTGAGATAATGGAGTAGTTCGGATACTCTGTTTCAAAAATTTCTTTAGCTTCGTCAAATGTCAACATTTTCGTCCTATCCTTTGGTTAACACTTATTTTCAACGAATCTCTTCTCGGTTTATTTCCCCTATCTTCAACAAGCCGATTGCTGTTTTATGCAGCTATTGGCGTGCAGCATTGGTTAATTCGGTCCGTAAAGGGGAGGTTGTCTATCCTCATGCAGAACACTTCACTTCCTTTTGCAAAATCAAAATATGAACGCACATCTGTATCACCATTTTGCGGATCAACAAATCGCGTCGCCCCACCATTCCTCTCGGCAATAAAAACATGACCGCCGCCCGCTTTCCATCGCACGCGAACAATGGCGCGCGCATCGGTACCCCATTGCTCCATCTGGTTTTCAACATTGATTGCAGCGCCGGTGCCTGAATTAGCCGAGCAGTCGATAAGACATGCGCCTTCGTATACGCTCGGCCATCCATTTGGATGCCTCATGATTGGCAAAGCATCATTCCCTGGCGGCAACGGCTGTGCCACAACATCAAGGCCCCGCCTTCGTGCCTCATAGGCCGAAACGCATCGTTGACAGTTGTTATTCCAAGGCGAATCGTTGTCCGTCTTTGAGTAATTTGGGTTTGTCCCCTTTAGGCAATAGCTCCGAAATTCATCAGCTAGGTTATTGTAGAATTGAGGATAATCCGTCGGATAGTTGTACAGTATTCCAGTATTGGTGTTTTCAACAATTTGACCTCGCGCTACCTCTAAATTATGGCTTTCTTGATTTAGCATTGCTGTTCGATGTTCGTTAAGCGTTTTATTCAGCCAAGAACATTCCGGTACGCCACGTGAAATTAATTCTTCTCTATAGTTTTGAATTTGTGCGTCAACGTTTTGCAGCGTTTGCTTCCACCGTGAATCGGCTTCTTCCCTTGAGAGGTGGAGTGTCTTGCCGCCATCCGATTTAGTGCTCGATTCTATTTCACCAGTCGAGTCATCTGCCTGCTCATATGCAAATGTATCGATGTAGCTACTCGCTTTTTCGGCACTTCCGCCGGAAGATTCAATAGCATCTTCGCCCAATTCGCCCATCAAAGCCTTGAATCTATCGATTTGCCTTTTGTATTCCTGGCTGCTCTGCTCAACAGCTTTTCTACCAAACTCAATAGAATTGGCCTGCTTAAGCTTTTCTAGCCCGCTATTGAGCTTTGCAATTTCGCTGTTGATTTCACCAGCAATTTCTCTCTTTTCTTCTTCGGCAGTTCCAGTTTCAGTTTCAATTCTTTGTGATTCAGTATCGCCAACAGACTTGACTTCTTGAATGGCGTCCGAAGCCTCGTCGTCGAGCATATTTTGGATGCTGTCAAGCAAGCTTAGGGGTGCGTACTCTTCGCGAAGAGTCTTACCTTCTTCGCCTAAGCGTTCCAGCGTCTGCCTATTCTCCGAAACGTCTTTCTTGCTCTTTTCGTATCTCTTACCCACGATTTTTGGCTTACCTTTTCTTTGAATCTAAGCTATTCCCATTCCATGAGCCTTGCTTTCAACCTGGTCTTTTGTTCTTTCGATCGTTCAAAACCGTATCTTTCCCCAATTGTCTTTGCGAAGGCCTTATAGTTCTGGCGTTTTTCCTCGATCAGCGTCTTTACTCCATCCTCGCAATACTTGTTTTGTTTCTTGTAGGAGGATAGGCTGAAGATTATTTCCTCCATCGAGTCGCTAATTTGATGGAATTTCAGCTCTAGTGACCTCTTTTGCTCGTTTGCGTAGTCAATGCTTGCTTGAACCTGATCGAGCACTTCTGCCTGTTTCTCGGCTGTGACCTTTGACCAGTCCGTTTTCTCAAGGGTCTTTCTGCTCTCTTCGATTTCACCGCAGAAATCTGCCAATTCATCTAGCCTGTCGAATAGAACGTTGGCATCGTCCATGACGTCATTCCACTGCTGGTTGAACTTTCGCGAGGTTATCTCAAAGCTTTGCTGCATGTCTTTTGTAAACGGGGAACCTTCATAGCACAGCATTGCGTATAGTTTTTCGTCGCTTGGTGAGTCGTATAGTTCGTCGTGAACTACGCCATTCACCTTCGACCATTGCTCCATTTGTAGCTCGAAGGGCTTTAACAAGCCTTCGTATATCGCAAGGGTACGACCGGTTGTGAAGGTAGCCATCCGCTCAAGCTGCACTTCGTCAGCCGACATGGTGCTTCCGAGAAGCTGCCTATCGTCCTGGGATGTCATTCGATGCCCAAGCTTGAGGGAGGTGTTCTTAATAACTTCAGGTGCCATAGCGGTAGGAAGCTGATCAGCGATGATAATCGCCTCATTAAGAGCACGAACCTCCGCGAGCATTTTCACGATAAATGCCGTAGCTGCTATCTTCGGGTTTGCGTTTTCCCCGGCTTCCTTCTCGGCCTTGGGACCAATAAGGTTATGCGCCTCCTCGAAGAAGATAACATGCCGTGGTTTGTTGCTTCCGTCCTTCCGCTTCAATGGGTTTGCTTTCAAAGTTTCCCTGATGAGAGTGGAGAGCATCAACGTTAGGAAATTTGCCGGACCGCTGCCCATCGCTTCCAGCTCAATCACAACTGGTCGAGTCAGCCATTCTTCAGGCGCTAGTGAGGATTCCGCAACGTTGAACACATCGCCCATTTCCCTCGAAAGGAGGCTGCCAATTCGAACTTGCAAGACGGATTTTAGGTTGCCCTTGATTTCGCCTTCGTAATCCGTCTCCTCAAGAATTTGCTCAAGGGTGTCGTAGAGCTCGCCCATCGTTGGATAGGGAAGTGTTCCGTGGTTGATCATGTACGGAAGCCAGCCCTTTTCCCGATAGACACGTTCAATCGCGCGGTCGAGCAGGAACGGCATTGGGGGATCCATGGAGAAAGATCCCTCGAATACGTTAATCAGATTCCTGATGTGCTCGGCCAAAGACATCTTCAGGGGGAACTGGAACGGGTTTATATGGAGAAGGAATTTCGTCCCAGACGAAGGTGAAAATACCGTCGTCCCCTTCATTTCGGGTTTGTTTACAAGTGCCCTGTATTCTTGCTTTGCAGGCTCCAATATCAAGAACGGTATATCGAAGCGCGAGTAAAGCTCCGTGACAAGATGAAGCATGCTGTTCGTCTTGCCAGACCCAGGCACGCCAGCCAAGAAGGCGTGTTTCGATAGATTCTTCAAAGGGAAATAAACTTCGTAACCATCCGTGTCCTTGCCGAGGTAAAGTCCATTTCCGTCGTAATTTGGCGACGTCTCTTTCGGCATCTCTATCGACTCGCCCGAATACAAGGTTGGCAAAGCAGTGAATGGCACCAGCTCTTTAAGGAAGAACAGCGTTGGCCAGAAACGCAACTCTCTGGGCGCATTCGAATTGCAGAGGAGCTTCAGGTTGCTGTTGATGATCTCGTTGGCGTTGAACATCCCAGTTTCAACGATCACGTCATAAGAACCTTCGGATAGCGCCTCCGATGCCGCTGCATCCAACAGCATGTTTGCGTAGTTTGAGTTCTGCGCAAACGCCCGAATATTCACGTTGAAATGCGGATTCGCAGCGACGGTCTTAACTAGATCTTTATATCGGTCCAGCGTGTAGTCGGCGCTCTCATCTTTCTGGAAGGTGGTGGAAGACCCTGACTTCTCAACTCGTAGTGACAACATGCGACGCAAGCTCGACATTATGGCGCCGAGCATCGTTGGTGTTTCGATTGTGTTTGAGTAGTCCATTGGAACAACGTCGACGCAGTAGAGACATCTCCACTGGCTCTTGTCTTCCTTTTTAGAATTCTCAGCCATTTTCTTCATCATGGTGAAGAGGCTGAAAAGTCGTGCGTCCTCGTTCATCTCCCATTTGTTGACGGAATAAAAATCTGTCATGTCAGGGTTATCCGGGCGTGCGAACTTTTCTTTTTTGATGAGAGCCGCCTGGTACCTATACAGCTCTGGACTTAGCTCAAGCGTTTGGTCTTTTCGCTTCTTCAATTCCTTGGGCGTTTCGTTGCCGGTCAACGGCGGCAGCTCTTCTTCGGGGAAAACTTGCACTAGGTCAAAATATGGCGCCAGCGGCGACGACCCGATGAAGCTCTGCATGTAATCCGATGCGTCCTTGCCGTCGAATTTTATGATGATCTTCATCCTTTGGCCCTTGGGGGCAGACGGATTGTATTCGTAAATCCAACGGATGATTTCCCTGTTCAATAAGCCTTTTCTGTGAATCTGGCGTAAGAACGCTTCGTGCTTCTTTAGCACGCCCTCAACCCCGCCCTCATCGAGGGCTGAGTATTTACTTAATGTTAGGTCGGGTATCCTCTTAACCTCGTAGTACAGGCTCGGCATGGTAACAACACCCCCCGTTAGGGCTCTTACAGGGCGCTGTCAATCTCACCCATCTGCTGCCTAAATTCGTTCTCCGCATCCTGGGATGCCTTTGTGTTCTCCTGGATGGCTTGATTGAATTCTCTCGTAGACTGGTCGACTCTGTTGCCGCCTTCGCTCCGAGCGCTTTTGCCGAATGAACCTATGCCGTCCATTTGACCGAAAATAGCCTTCACACGCTCGTTGTTCTTAACTTGCTCACCAGCATCCTTGCTCGATGCCTCCATGCTCCTGCGTCCACTTTCGACGTTGGAGTGAACCGCAGAGTCCATATGCGCCTTCGCGTCGCTCTTTGTTCCTTCTTGCACTGCTCTGGCCGCTTCGGTGATTTCGTCATCGACGTCTGTAGGAAGCGAGTCGAGAAGCTGTTTCATTGACCTGACGTCACTTACCGCTTTTCGTCCTTGCTCAGCTCCCTTCCTGAAGCTCTCGCTACCTTCGCTTGACTTCCGCTTAACCTCTGCAAGCTTCTTTCCCATAATGAGCCCTCTTCCTTATACAAGGCATTTTGCCAAACCTACTCTTATTGTATACGCCGAAATCATCTTCGTAGAACTTTTTGCGGCGCTGTTCTTCCACCGCTCAAAACCGAATCGATTCTCCCTGCAAGCGTGTATGCGTCGTTTAAATTCTGACGATAGTCTTCCAATACAGCCCGAAGCCTCGGAAGCTGATCTGCGGCACTCGCCCCGAACGGGTTAGCTGCCATCTGTTCGAAAGTGCTTATACTCTGTTCAACCTTCGGAATCTTTGCTTCAAGAGTATTGATCACATTCGTGAGCTCGGCACGAGTTGCCTGCAAGTAATTCAATGCGTGAGCTTTCGCAGCCTGAACCTGACGTAATTGCTCCTGATACTGCTGGTATCTCTGCGCGGCATCGCGCATGTTCTCCAAAGCCGCTCTCTCGTCGGAAGGATCTTCGGCAGATGAGGCCTGCGCATTATATCGGCTCATTTCGTTTTCTGCATCTTGGATCATGCTGTAAAGCGTTGCTTCTTGTTCGCAAGCTTGTTCGTATTGCGAAATGGCTCGATCGACGTTGTTGTAAAGGGCCTCCATCGTCATTGCGCTTCACCTCCCCGTTGTCTTGACCTCGAAGCAAATGGCCAACGCCTCCGCTCGCTCCTCTCAACATGGGGCTGGTTTTCGTCTGCTGGTGCTATTGGAAGGTCGGAAAACTCTGTTTTCCTTGGCGTGTCTCGCAATGCATCGGAATAGCTCGTTGCCGAATCGAGGTGTTGACTGCGAGCGAAATCGTCTGCCGTTATCTCGGGCAGTCGCAGAGTCGAAGTAGCCTCTATTGCTGCTGGCTTTTCTGGCTCTTCGATATTCGGGTTCGTTTGCAGAACATCATCCGAAACGGACGGCCGAACATCCAGCGTCAATTCGTCGCCGTCAACAATTCCAGAACTATCTCTGGTATTGTCCGTCAAACAATCCCCTGAACCTGCTGCCGCAAGTAACTCCTCAGCCTCTTCGTTGCCTGGGGCATCCGCAGGTGCCTCAACGGGCCCTCCCTCGATCTTTTCCAGGTTCTCCTCGTCACCGACATCGTTTTCATCATCGTTGAGTGGTTCGCCATCAATCTCGGGCTTGAACTCAAGCCCGATCTTCTCAAGCCTGGGAAACCAGAAATTCTCGGCTGACGCTTTGAAGCTTTCTGCCTTCTCCATCTGCTCTGTAGCCATATGTTCTCTTTCAGAAAGCTCGTCAACGTCTGCATCGATCGCTTCTTTTTCTTTCGCCACTGCATTGAAAAGCTCTTCTTTTTCCGCAAGCTTTTCCTTCAGCTCAACGATTTCCATCTCGATAGAATCATATTGCTCTTCAAGGCCTGCAAGTTTTGCTTGAGCATCTGCGAGCTGAGCAGTGCATTGTTCTAACGCATCAGAGCACGATGAGACTTTCTCATATACCTGTTGTAGCGATTGCCGTGGTTTTGCAAGCAGGCTTTTTTGGGAAGTCATGGCCGCAATGCTTACATCATCGCCGCTGCCGCCCTCGCTAATCTGGGGAAGAAGATCATCAAGTTTTTCCCTCGTTGCTTCGAGGCCATTTTCCTTAAGCCAGTATCCAACGGAGTAGAAGCAGTTATATAGGCCAGCCTGATCGAAGCTCTCCTCAATTCCATCGGATGAGACGAATACGGCCAAAGGTTTGACGTTGCTGTAGTAATGCCGGAACGACTCTATTGCATTCGAGTTGCATAGTGATGTCGACCTGTTCCCGAGGCAGTTTTCATCAACTGGCACCGGTTCGACGAACACTCCGTCGTTGTAAGCTGCAACGCATTTTCCATCGCCAATTTGAATAGCCAACCAGTAGCTACCCGTAACTATCGCCGCTATCAACGTGCAACCATAAGCCTTTTCGAATCGGTCGCCAGCCCCATAGACTTCGCGCGCCCGTTCCGAAGCCGCATCAAGCTCTTCGGCAGTAAATGGATTTAGTTCGGCGTCTCGCAGAACCTTTTCCTTCCATCTATTCGCAATGTCGGATTCCAATGAAACAACCAGCGATTCGAAATCGCATTGCGATAAGTCGTCGATATGATTGGTTACGCTCTGGAATCTGCGGAGCTCTCTGATTGCAACATCGCATGCGTGCATAGCGCCCAGGGCGCTTCTAAAGCAATTCTTGTCGCCATGGCCATCGCTAATCACGACGATGCTAAGTTGCTCATCCGAGTAAACTTCTGAGTAATCTTCGCAATCTAGCCCGTTAAGGACATGGCTTTTGCCAATGTGATGAGCATTGATTTCGATGTATGGCTGCATCTCTTCACCTCGCTAGAAATCGAAATCATGCTCCCAATCTATCTCGCCAATAGGCAATGTTGGGCTTGCGCTTACAGTTGCAGCCGGTTGGCTCACTGGTTGCAGCGGCTCGGGTGCGGCGCTTGCGCTTGTTTGCGGCTGACTTTGCGCCGTTTGCGCTGGTGCAGGAGCGGGCGCAACTGTGGGCGCGGGAGCGTATGATGAATTGAACGTTGACGTTCCCTGCGCAACGCTTGTTGTCGTGTTCTGAATCGATCCTTGTTGAGTCACGAAATCTACACCCGTCAAAGTAACAAGCTCTATTTGTTTCGCTAGGATGACGGTGTTCTTCGCCTCGTATACGTTGCTCTCGTTTTCGGTGAACTCCATGAGGACACGCTTGCACTCTGGGCTAAGAGCGCCTTCTTCGATGGCGATTCCCGCCCTCGTGGAGAACTGGAACCACTTGTTCCTTTTTAGCCGTTCGAGCTCTTCCCTGTAGAGCCCCATGTCAGACGGTTTTCCATCGGTCATGAATATTATGAGGGGCGTGTAGGCGCCGGCGGTGGAGTTGAGAAATTGCCTCCTGGAAAGCTTCTCGTTAAGAGCGGCAAAGGCCGTTCCGTAATTTGTGCATCCCCCGACCACGTCAATATCTTGGAACTGATACGAGGACACCGGTTGTGGTGATATGGTCCGCCAGGTCGCTCTTGTCGAGAACTCCAATACGGCAATCTGCACTTCAGCGGCTGTGTTCCCGCGCTCCCGCTTTTTAAGCTCTGGAAGAACGTTTCTGATGGCATCGTTGACGGCGCCAATGCGAGCACCCCTCATGCTGCCTGAAACGTCCACGACGAAGAAGACAACCATCGCCCTCTTCTTTAGCGACGTTACGATGTTGGAAACATCCGGAGTGGCAACGGGCTGGCTCTGCACGCTTACGCCGGTATCGAGGCTGTCAAAGTCGCCAAAATCGAACGAGTCGAGATCGAACGGATCAAAATCGCTACCCGCCATTGCAAATCACTCCCTTCCTAGAAAACCTTGCCTTTTATATTGCCGAAATCAATAACGGTGCCATGAATGAGCGGGGCGAAGGCCTTTGGCTTAATCGTCGCTGGACCCTTGCCCGGCAAAGTGCAGACCCATTCTCCGTCAGAAAGGTTTCCGAGTCCGTATACGGTATTGTCCGATACGCTCGCCCGAACCATTCCGGAAGGAGTCTTGTAGTCCGTGCTTATCCGGTTCGTCTGGCAGTCGTAGAGGATGCTATCAGGCGAAAGCGCTATCGCCTGTTCTTCGGTCCTCAGCAGACGACAGCCTGGCGGGATTGTTTCGGGTTTATAGGCGTTTACAAACTGCTCTTTGCCGTCAAGCTTGACAAGCATGCCCCTGGCCTTGACCAGCACTTCGCGCCACTGCTGCTCCGTTATCCGGCTGTTGATGTCCTTTAGGCCTTTGGTAAACGCCTTCGTGAACGCCGCCGTGAGATCAGGCGGAAACATGGGCCATCGCATTATCACGTTGGGGTGAGCTTCGGGATCGGGCCTGTTGGTATTGTTGTCCGGATCGTAAACGAATATTGGTTTCTCGCCGAAAAGCTGAGCCCCGATTGCATCGGTTAAGGGGAACTGTATCGTGTATCTCCCCTCAAGCGGGTGGTCGATGTAGAACAGCCGGAACAAAATGATTGCGAGCGAGAAGCGGTCTGTATGGGTGTTGGGACGAACTTTGTTGGTCACGACTTCGGGCGCCATGTATTTTGGCATGCCCTTTACGCCGAGGTTCTCGCCGAAAGGAGCTACGTTGTCGTTGTCGCAAATCAGGACCTCTCCGTCATCTGGATTGATAAAGAAGCTACCCTCGTTCAGGTCCTGGTAGCTGTATCCCATGCTGTGCAATGCGAAAAAGCTCTCGACGATGTTCAGGGCCGCTTTGAACAACAGATCCCAGCTCTTGAACCTGGCGTCTCCCAGAAGGAATTCTCCGTATTCCCTGTAAAAAGACGGACGTAAGTCCATGATGTAACCGAATCTTCCGTTGACCTTCTCGGTTATCGCTTTTGGCCATAGGAAATGCTCGTCAGGCGCTCCGACTTTTATGTTGTGGGCAAGGTTTGCGTAAAATGCATCCGTTGGCACGATTTTGCTGTACCACTTCAATGCATATTCGCCGCCGTTGTAATCGACTCTGTAAACCTCGCCTTGTCCGCCCTCGGCGATATAGTCGATAATCCTGACGTATCGACCACCATCTAGCAGGGGTATGGTGTCGCCTTTCTTCAGTGTCGCCATTTCACAATCCTTTTTTCGCCTATTCCACGGCCACTATTTTAATGCACTCGTCTTCACTCAATACATCCGACATCTGGATGGTCTTGGCTTCTTCCTCGGTTATGCCCTCGGTGCGAACCACCCTCCGCATGAGCTTTGCAGCGGTCTTCTCGAAAACGGTTCTGGCAGTACGCCCGTTGGAGTAATACTCCATAGTTGTCATCTTGTCGAAAATCGGAATGTAGTATTCCTCTACGCCGTCGGCGATGCTGTATCCAGCTTTCCTACAGAACAAAGCAAAGATCTGATAGAGCTCTTCTGCTGAGAAATCGCGGAAATGCACTTCTTCGATTCTCGATCTCATGCCGCTATTGGACTTGTACAGCCCTTGCATGTCCTTTTCGTAGCCGGCCATAATGATGCAGCACTTAGCCCTATGCTCCGGGTCGTCCATGAACGCGATGATTTGCTCGAGCGCTTCCTTTTTGTAGCTCGTGTCCGAATGCGCGCCGTCGGCGTAGGAGAGGCTGTAGGCTTCGTCGATGAAAAGAACGCCGTTGATCGATTTTTTCAACAGCTCGTACGTCTTCTTGTCGGTTTCCCCCATGTACTGTCCGATTAGGTCCTTTGCGGTGCATGAGTAAAAGTTGCTTGTCTTTACGATGCCTAATTCGCGAAGGCATTCCCCGAAGAGCTTCGCGCTGGTCGACTTTCCCGTCCCGGGATTGCCAACGAAGAAATAATAGCCAGGAATGATGTCGTAGAGCGATAATCCGCTCTTCTGCGCGTAAACCAATTGTTCCCGTTTTTGCAGGATGATTTCCTTCAAGTCGGAAAGGCCTATTTGCTCGTTGAGCTCGCTCATTATTTCGTCGAAGCTACGCGGGTTGATTTGGTCTTTTATCAAATCGAGTTGATCTTGCGGTATGTCTTCAGCAACGTATTGGTAGCGGTCAACTCCTTCGCCAGCCATGCTGGTACGCTTTAGCAAGAGCTTCTTCATATCTATGACAAGCTTCTTAACTTCGCCTGCGTTTCCAAACGATTCTGTCCTTGTGTTGTACTTGTACTCCATCAGGAGCTCGATGAGGTGGTGGGCCTCATCCGTGATGGTTCGTCCCTGAGCTTCAATTGACTTGTCGAAAATCTTCACTAGCTGATCGGGCTTGTAATCGGGGAAGTCTACGATTCTTACGCGACGAGCGAGACCGGCGTTCAGCTTCAGGAAATCTTCAACGCGATTGGAATACATGCCGAATATCATCTTGAAGTCGGCCGCGTTCTCCGTCATTTTCGTCATCATCGCGCCAACGATTTCGGCAGAGTACGCGGTATCAGCAATCTGGTATGCCTCATCGATGTAGAGGAGGGCGTTGTGGTCGATGGCTTCCTGGATTTTCTCCACTATCTTGTTTTTCGAGTCGCCAACATGGCTTCCTATTAGCTCTGAGGCGTCGACGAAAAGAGTCTCCGCCCCGCCTAGAACACCCATGAGATGATAGAATTCGCCAATCATCTTGCCGACAGTAGTCTTGCCTGTTCCTGGATTCCCAGCGAAGATGAAGTGGTCCGGATAGACGTCGGGCTGGATGCCCCTGCGCTTGCAATCCTCAACGTCGAGGATTTCCAAGCGAACGCTATCGAATAGCTCCTTGACGAAATCGAGCCCAACATATCTGTCTATTTCCGCATAGATGTCATCAATCGAAGATACGCCGTGTTGTTCGAAGTATTTCGCGTAGCTCCCGAAGTCCTCTTTCTTTATGCACCGCTCGTCATCATCCCTCAGCGATGATTGCATCTTGGCTTCTCTCGCAACGGAAACCACGTCGCGGGCGTTTCCGAAGTTTGCGCGATCCCTTTGCTCGTACATGTTCTTGAAGAAAAGATCGAGGTCGATCGGATCGTCTTCGCCCTCTCCGCTGCCCCACAGCCTGTAGCCGTCTTTCTTGCAGTTGTTGATGAAAATGGTCTTAAGGAGGTCTGGGCCATAATCCTCGATGGTCAATATGTTGGCTTTGCTGAATCGGCTGCTCAAACCGGAATTCATCTTTAATAGCTCGTCCATGGGGTCTGGATAGCCAGCCATGATCATGCAAAAGCGATACTGCTTGACGTTAGTCATAGCTGCAACGATTTCGTCTATCGCCTCTTTGGGATAGTTGTTCTCATCGCTCTTGTCCAAAAGTGAGTATGCATCGTCTATGAAGAGTACGCTTTCTTGAGCTTCGGCGATTTGCTCTCGCGTTCTGTTGGCCGTTCCGCCAACATATCTATCTACTAGGTCTTCTCTCGTAGCCTCAATGGTCAAGCCCTTTTTCAGGATCCCAGTCTCGTAGAATATCTGTCCAATTAGCCTTGCAACGGTCGTCTTTCCGACGCCGGGGTTTCCTTTTATTACGAAATGGGGTACCGGGTAATCGAAAACAACGTCGTCTTCTGGCGTGTCGATTCGCTCGTTCGAGCATACTTTCTTGCTGGCCTTCTTCTTTTTTGGCTTTTTCGCAAGCGCTCGCGCTTTCTTTTGGTTGTAATCGGCGACGATTTCGCTAATCCGTTTAGCAATGGATTCCCAGCCCCTCGTGTTCACGAGCGTTTCCATTGGGTCGGCATTATCGTTTGCCTCGAATTTACTGTAGATTGCCTTAATGGTCTCTTCAGTAATTGGGACGACGTCGCCCTCCTGTTGTTTCATGTACCAAACGACGTTTTCATATATGGTGCTTAGGTAACCCGCACGATTCTCCTCGCGGTCCGCCTCTCTGCTAAGGTACATGAGGGATGAGACTATCTTTGGCATTTCTAGCCTATCAAAGGAAATCCTCTTGCCCTCATCGCCGACAATCCTCAGATAGTCCAACATGTATCGGAACTCATCCTGGTTGGGCAGCCCGATGTGTACAGTACAGCTTCGGTTTATCGATTTGTTGTCGTTGAAAAACCTGTTCCGGAAGACATTTCCACTAGCCAGCCCATCAAACAGTCGCGAAATGGATTCGGCGTTCATTTGGGGCGCCAAGAAGATGCATATGTTCTCGTTGCTGTTAAGGGCGTATTCGTCCCAAAGATGCGAAAGCAGCTCTGAATATTGTTGCAACGGCGCAGAGCCGTCGGTGACGAAATCCTGAAAGAACGTAAACACGATGGCGGTCTTTACACTCGAGTCCGCCATCATCCTCTTGGCATCGTCCAGGAATTCTGCGGGGGTAATCTTTGGCTGCTTATAAACAAGCTTTGCGGGCGTTGCGTCACTAGCTGCTTCGGCGCTCGGCTCGCTTGCCTTTTCATTCGCCGTCGCTGCTTGATCGTTGTTCGCTGCAGGTTGCGATTGAGCATGCGGGCTCAATATGCGGCGCTTCTTCTTCGGCGTGCCAGCGGATGGACCAGAAGGCTGATTTAGTGAGCCAGCACCGCCCTTGTCCTTGTTTTTGTTAATCGCAAGTAAGGCGCTCTGGTCATCGAGGACGTACTTGCCCGTGTTCTTTGCCCCTGAGTAGAATACGATTTGCTCATATCCCAAACTCCTCAGGTACGAGTTCAGAAACGGTCGAAAATTGTTCTTTTGCAAATCGGGCGACATGAACATGTCGTCAAGGTTTCCGTAGACGAGAAATATCTTGTTTATCTCCGGACGTTCGAAAATTGAACTCATCGTCGTTTCTCCACCGTAGCAGGCTCGTTTGTTATTGGCTATTGCCGTAGCTTTTTCTTAGTTTCGACATCCGTGGAGAGCTTGCCCCTTGTTTCAGGCTTGCATTTGATGCTCACCTTGGCATACGGGTTGCCGCCCTTCACAACCTCCTCGACGCTCTCTCGGTAATAGGCCTTTCTTTCTTCGTTTGCCTCGTCGCCTTTTGTCTGCTTCACATCAACATGTGTCTGTATGTCCCCGTTCTCAAGGAGTTCGGGCGCCAGGGTAATAATCAGCTCCTCTCCAGAAGCCTCGTTTTCTAACCCAATGTGCAGAGCTCCATCGTGACGATCGTCGTCATATGCATAACCGCTAAAAGTGAAGTTATGGTCCTCGAAGAAATCGATTAGCTCCTCGCTAATGTTCTGACGAGAGAATGCGTTGTTCATGTTGAGAACAGCTTTGCTCACGCATAGAGCGATTGCAGGGTAGAGCTCGCTATTCAGGAAGTTAACGTAAGCTTTAAGCTGATCAGTTGTCAGCTGTTCCGCATTGGGGCTACGTAACGCGTCGTACATTTCGTTCGCCTTATGCAGCAAGTATTCAAAACGCGTCTGTCCTTTTGCGTTCCTGTCGGTGTATTCGGAGATCTGCACGCCGACTATTTCATCTTCTAGCCTTTTGCCGGTCGCTTCTTCCGCATAGGCTTTGGCTTCCGCAGTTATGACGGATTGCGATTCGATATACGCCTTCACCTCTTCGGATAGCACAAGAGCCATCTTGAAGTAGTTCTCCCATTCCTGCTTCTTGGCGTCTGCTTCGTATATTTCCTCAAGTGCGTTTATTGCGACATCTTTTGCACTAGCTATGGCACTTTCATATTGCCCGCCGTTGTATAGCGCAATCGTTTGATTCAGCTGGTTGCTAAGGGTTGCCAGTTGTCTTGATGCAAACTTTTCGCCGTCAAAGTCTTCTGCCAATGACACGAGCAGGGTTTTAGCCTCTTCGATATACGTCTTAGCGATTTCCTGGGCCCGCTGCTCTTTTGCTTTCATGTCAACTTGGAGCTGCTGCAACTCGTCAATGTACATCGCGTACTGCTCGTTAATACGCTGCGAAACAACACCCATGCTCTCTGAAATCGCCTGTCGGTAGGAAGCATTAAACCGGTCCTGGGTGCTGGCGATTGTCTGCATGGTCTGGGCGCGCGAAGCTTGAAGATTCGATACGTAATCCTGGAATGCTTGTGCATCTTTCTGGTCGGCGACACGTTGCATGTTGACCCGCTGCATTTCAAGCTCGCGCAGCATCTCTTCCGACGTCTGGATATTGAGCCTCGTCTGTTCCTGCATGCTGCTCTGCATGGTGCTCCGGAAACTACCAATGCTCTCAGCAACACCGCTCCTGCGAATTGCCTCTCGACGTGCTCGCTGCTCGCGCTCGTACTGAATAGCGGCGCTACCAGCTTTTGCGCCAGCGGCAGCTATGCCCGCAACAGCTAGACCGCCAACTACCACAGGCATGGCGACAAGTGCTAGTGGAATAAGAATCAATCCGCCTGCTTCTCCACTCATAATCTCATTCTCCCTTGGCTCTATCTGTTTTGACGCTTCATGCGCTCCAGATCTTTACCCGTTTCGCTGTAACCTCTATTCTCGCTAACTTTAAGCTCGTTAACGTCCGCCGCATAGTTGACTATGCCATCGCCACCGTCAACAAGCTGTATTGCTTCGCAAATATGCTGATAGATATCCCGTGAGTACATCTCTTGCTCGGGGCCGCCATAGTCAATGTGCAAGATGATGTGATTTACAACGTTGTTAGTCGCCTCAAGCGGAAGGATGTAGACGAAAATTCGACTTCCTGATGAATTGTCGAATACCACTTTCAGCCATTCACGAGGATCCTGCTTCATATCGGGATCGCCATATTTGCTCTTTACGTAATCGATGAAGTCCTTAGAGATGATTACGTCCACGTCAGCTTCTTTGTATCCGGTGAGCTGCTCTATCCATTCGAGGTTAATCTCAGATGTCAGGAAATCGATGATGTCCTCGCCCCATTCCGCTCTTTCACAAGAAGCGTCATACCTCAACTTATAGAGGCCACTCAGCTCCGACAATCTCCTATCCGCCCTATCAATCTCTTCTATGTATTTCTTTAAGTCATCAACCGATGGACTGTCCGCTTGCTTTAGGTAAGCGTCTTTCCCCATCTGCGAGAATACCGTGATGTAACCCTGGTATCTTTTCGCGACTTGCACTATCTCGGCGAACTCACCACGACACCAGAAGTTAATCTCTATGAGGTTTCGGGTTCTTGTCTCAGCGTCGCCATCACTGGCGTTTCCAGTATGGGCTTCCCAATCAGCAAGCTCTTGCTGCACCTTTCCTTGAAGGTAGCTAAGCTTCATACTAAATAAATCAAATTGCTGATCCCATTCTTCAACTTTGTCATCAATGGTGTACCCGAGTCGTTCTAATCCTGACTTAGCTGAAATTGCCACTGCGGTTGCCGCCTCAAACAACCCAGCCTTGTAAAGCTGCTGTCCATCTTTTATGGCGTTGAAGAAAATCTGAAGTCTGTTAGGCGTAAACTTTTCATGCGGCTTCGCTTCGATTTCATGGAAGGACCCCGTTGCGTTTTGAAGGTAAGTTTTCGCTTCTTGGCTGCTACCCTCGTTCTTCCGCGATACGTCGCTGCGAATTGCCGTTATCGCCTGCTCGAGTTCCTGGTTCTTCTGAAGCAGCATTTCTTCGCTGCGCTTAACGTCATCCATCAGCCGGCTGTAGTTTGCGTCCATCCGGCAAAGCTCAATCTGGACGTCTGAGCTAATCGAGCTCTGATATTGGCTTAGCAATCGTTCGTATTCGGCTTGAGTTGTGCTGTCGTGGTCTCTTATTGCTCGCCGCATCTCAGCTTGATACGAATCAAGCTGCCGCCGATTGTCTGCAACAAGGCTCTGTCGCGCTTGCGCAGCTTCAGCGTTTTGCTGTCGCAATTGCGCTTGTAATGCGTTTATTTCCTGCTCTAGCCGTCTTATCTCGTCCATGGTGATTGCTCTTCTATGTCAGGCCAATCATTATTCGTCGAGCACTATAGCTACATTGTCGAATGGTTATTTGCTCCCCAGCTATGAAGACGTTCTTGTCAGTGCTTTACGAAGAATGACCTCTGTTATTTGCTTTGATCTCGCTTTCTATTTCCATAGTCTTCTTTTGCTTGGCTTCTATGAAGAATCGTATTTGGCTCTCTGCTTCCTCCAGTTTCAGTCGAATCTCCTGAAAAATGGTTTCGATGGGCATAACATCCTGGTCTTTATAATGCTCAATGATGGCCTCATCGGCTTCCATTCTTGATTTAACTTCTTCGAGTTCTGCTTCCAGCGATTCGTAGTCTTTTTTATATTCCGCTTCGATTTTCTCAAGGTGGTCAATAGCGCTCTGCTTCTTACGCGATAGCTGCCCCTGCTGTCGCTCTATTACAGATATCTCTTGTTCGATCCTTGCAAGGTCAGGGTCTGAGCATTCTTCGGCATGGACGTTAGTAGCCTCTTCTTGGCGGACGCCGCTTTCGGCCCGCTGCTCAATTTCCGTAACTGGGTTGTCGATTTGTGGTGTAACAGAAGCGCTTATGACCGTATCTGAACCCAAATCAAAAGAGGAAAAGCGCTCGTCTTGCAGTCCGAAACCAGCATCCAAATCAAAGCCTTGAAATCCATCGTTGGATGCTAATCGGCTATCAGCATCGAAAATGCTGTTGCTGCTTATTTCCTGGGGCTGTATTGGCTCGGGCTCGATGATTGGGGCTGAAGTCGGTTCTAGGCTAGATGCAGGAGGTTGAATCCGCCTGCTTTCTGAAATTGCTTCTGTTGGCGTGGAAACGCTCGCCTGCATCGAGGCTCTTCCACCAGCTATTTTCATTAAGTAGTTTTGCCGACCTTGTGGTACCAGTTCTATGCTTTTTGTCTCGCTACTAATCTCAAATTCGCATTCGACGGCTTTCGTCTTGCTTCTAACGACGCTCGCACTTTTTCCGGAAAAGGATGCATTGGCACTAAGCAGAAGCGTCAGAGGCGCATCGACCATAATGGGTCGGATTGTAAGGACCTCGCCGGCGGGGTCTTCGGAGATGTTGAATTTCCCAAAGACTTGAACGCGCTTCCCATCTTCGTGTATGGAGGAGGCGTAGTCTTCAGCGGGCTTATCCCCAAGCTTCAAAGAAAGCTTGATCATGCCGCCTAAAACATCCTGCAGGATATTCAACTTGATAGAGTCTTTGGTAAAGACCTGGATATCAGAAGTCATTCCTCATGCCCCCGCTTTTACCCTTCAAGTCCCGCCAGATTTCAAGCACGTCTTTCGACGGGACGCCAATAAGTACCGCTTGCGTTGGCGATAGCTTAATCTCAGCGCGCCTGCTGCTGGACGAATAGTAAGCTTCGCCGATGCCGTCATAGCGGGGTGAGAGGTAATGAATTATTTGGTTAGACGATCCGACATATGCCCTTCCGTCATCGAGCCCTTTTATATATCGGCCATCGATCAGAATGTCTATTTCATCAAGAAGAGGAGCCATATTTCTGTCCCCTTCAATTTCTTTCAGAGTGAATCCTGAATACAAGATGACACCGATATCACGCCGCTTTTTGACTTCTCCTATCAGCTCCAGCAACTGTTGCGCTTGGAGCATTGGCTCACCGCCGCTAACCGTTATACCTTCACACGCGCTTACAGCAATTTTCTGAGAGAGCTCATGAATATCGATGCATTCATGAGCTCCCTCTTTGGCGTTGTCCGCCAAACAACCATCGCAGTCAAAGCAACAGCCATACGTCCATATAACAAAGCGCTCGAATGGCCCAAGCAGCTCAGTGCTTGGTTCGATATGAGATACCTTTAAGAGCCCCTCCTCATTCGAGCGCATGTCATACCTAATCTCCGACGAGGCAAGCTATGTGCTCTAGCATTGCACTTCGTCAGCTAAACCCCCGTTATACGTTTACGCCATAGTTGTGGCAAAGCGCCTCAAGCCCGCCCTGGTAACCAGCTGCTACAGCGTTAAACTTCCATTCTCCGTTCTTGCGGTAAATCTCGCAGACGACCAGAGCCGTCTCGATGGAGAACTCTTCCTCAAGGTCGAACTGGATAACGGTTTCGCCAACCGTGTCGAATTCATTCTGGATTTTTGCGACACGTACGTAAGCGTTGGAGACCTGCCCAAAGTTCTGGCGACGATTCACGGCATCATAAATGGTCACCGTGATAGCAATCTTATCAACCTCGGGTGGAATCTTCGAAAAATCAATGAAGATCTGCTCATCGTCGCCGTCTTCGCTGTTGCCACCAGATTGGTCGTCACCAGTCGACCATACCGTATGGTTGCCGAAATCCTGGTTTCCGTAGAAGACGAAGTGATTGTCGCTCAGGACTTTCCCGTTTGTTCCGCAGAGGAATGCCGAAGCGTCGAGGTCAAAATCATAACCTCCGTCATATTTATTCGGATCCCATCCGAGTCCAACAAGCGCCATCTTCATCGAGCTATCGAGCGATGCTCTCTGACCTTTTTGTAGATTAACTGCCATGTCCTTCTCCTTTTTTCGCTGTCGTACATTACCTAAACTAATACACCGTATTTCTGGCACATCATTTCGAGATCGCCTTGGTTGCCATCTGCAATAGCTTTCATCTCCCATTCGTTGTTATTGCGGCAAAGTTCGCAGACAACAAGCGCGGTTTCGTCGGTTAATCCTTTCACAATATCGAACCGAACCATGTTTTCGCCAACGGCGTCAAATTCGTTCTGAGCCCTCGCGACACGAACGTACATGCTGCCTATCTGGCCGAAAGTTTGCCGACGATTCTTAGCGTCATAAATCGTTATCGTAAAAACAATCTTATCTACCCATTCAGGTAGTCTGTTAAAGTCAACGTAGATTGCTTCGTCGTCGTTGATTTCACTGCAATAGCAAACGCCAGTAGACCATATCGTACGATCATTCCAATCTAGATTGCCGTAGAAAACGAAGTCCTCGTCGCTTCGAACGTGCCCATTTATGGCGCAAATGAATGCTGATGCGTCAATGGCGAATTCTCTTCCGCAATCCCAGCCAAATCCGACAAGCACAAATGGAGCTGCGATGTCTAGCTTCGCTGTTTGTCCTTTTGAGAGATGTACAGTCATTCTGTCTCTTAATACCCCATTAGCGCCATACAGATGCTGGCAATCCGTACCTTTCGGCCAAATCTGCTACAGACCACAGCTGCAATGGCTGGCCTATTGCATTGAACTTCCACTCGCCGTTGTGCCTATAGAGCTCTCCGAAAACTACTGCTGTCATCCCACTATAGTTTTCTGAGAGGTTATAGATGCAAAGCTCCCTATTGGTGTCGGCATCGACGAGACGGATGAACGCGTTTCGAATCATTCCAAAATGCTGGTTCTTCCTCGTCGCCTGATAAATGCTTACAAGAATTGCCACACGCTCATATTGCGCAGGAAGCATAGACAAATTGACTTCTATTTGCTCGTCATCCCCGTCGCCAGCGCCAGTAAGGTTGTCTCCTTGATGATTGACGCAGCCGCTGAAATGTCGCAAGTTATTGAAGAATACGACGTCATCCTTCTTCGTCAATCTCCCATTGCCATCGAGGAGGAAAGCTATGGCGTCGCAGTCTATTTCATCTACTTGCTGCTGCCCGCCACCGAACAATCCGCTAAACATTCCGCCCGATTGTGGTTTCTGGGCTTCGTCCCAACCAAGGCCAACCATAACCCTGCGTAGACTAGCATTGCCCTTAGTCAGATCTACTTTTTGTCCCTTCTGAAGCGAAACAGCCATAAAAACTCCTTTCTCCTCGATTTGGTTTATGTCGCATTGATTTTGCTTTGCTTAATTAACCCTGAGCCCAAATCTGCTTGCAATTTCGCTAACGCTGTTATCGTAAGTCGGCTGTCCGATAGCCCCGAACTTCCATTCGCCGTTATGGCGATAGACTTCGCCAAAGACCATTGCTGTATATCCCGAATAGTTCTCATTCAGGTCATAACGGCAGAGCTCTCGGTTGGTGTCTGCATCGACCAGACGAATGAAGCAGTTCCTAATCATGCCAAATTGCTGATTGCGTTGCTTGGCCTGATAAATTGTTACGACGAAAACGATTTTCTCGTACATTGCGGGCACGGCAGCCAGATTGACCAGAATCTGTTCGTCGTCGCCTTCGCCAGCTCCTGTTAAGTTGTCTCCCTGGTGAACGACAGTGCCGCTGGAATGGATGAGGTTTCCGTAATACACGACGTCTGCAACATTGTTTATGCTGCCGTTGGAAATCAGGAAAGCCGAAGCATCGCAGTCGATGTCCTGTTTAGGAGCGCTGGGTCCGCTGAAAAGCCCGCCAAAGAGTCCGCCACTGCGCTGTGGCGCCTGATCGACTTCATCCCAGCCGAGTCCGACCATCACCCCCCTCAAACCGGCATTGCCTTTGGTCAAATCGACCTTTTGGCCCTTTTGCAAATTGACGCCCATGACTTCTCCTTTCTAAGAAGCTTTAATCGTTCTTATGAGTTGCGTTCCAAATCACCTTGCGGATGAGATCCACGGGAATGATGGAAATCGCCAACACGAGGACGAACGCCCATTCTTGGACGTTGAGGCCATAACAACGGAAAATCGCACCGCCGAAATAGGTCATCAAAACTTGGACCACGACGATGAGCGCGATGATCTTCAAGAATCCCTTGTTGCCACTGATATTGTCGAAAAGATTCATCTGATCGGTGCGTGCGTTAAACGCATTGAACACAGATATGAAAATGAAGAAACAGAAATAGCCTGTCAGTAAGTAGCCGTTATCTGGCGCTTCGCGGAAAATGCTATGCGAGAACGGCGTAAGAAGGACAATCATGCTGAGGGCAAAAGTCCAGAGCGCTCCGGTGAGGATTGCCGACCACATGTACCCGTTAACAATCTTCTCGTCGCGGCGTTTCGGTTTCTCTTGCATGAACCTACGCAACGCAGGCTCCCCGCCGAGAGCGAGTGCAGCAAGCGTGTCCATGACAAGATTCACCCAGAGAATCTGCGTAATAGAAAGCGGGTTCGCCATTCCGATGAGTGGGAACACAAACGAAACGAGCACTGCCGCAACGTTAATCGTGAGCTGGAAGATGATGAATTTCCTGATGCTGTTGAAAATAGTGCGGCCATAGAGCACGGCCTTCTCGATCGAGCTGAAGTTGTCGTCCAGGATGACGATTTCTGCTGCTTCCTTCGCGACCTCCGTGCCGCCGCCCATGGCGAAGCCCACATCGGCGCGCTTCAGCGCCGTCGAATCGTTCACGCCGTCGCCGGTCATGCCGACGACCAGGTTCTGGTCCTGGGCCACCTTGACGAGGCGGCTTTTATCGCTCGGGAGGGCGCGGGCGATGACCCGGATGTCGGACAGCTTCGCGGCAAGCTCTTCGTCTGTCATTTCTTGTAGCTCGGCCGATGTCAGGACGAGGTTCTTCGGGTCGTCGATCAATCCGGCGTCCTTGGCGATAGCCTCGGCGGTCTCGCGGCGGTCGCCGGTGATCATCACTACCTGGATGCCGGCGCTGCGCGCCTCCTTGATTGCGGAAATGGATTCCGGTCGTATCTCGTCGCGGATTCCAACTAGGCCCGCAAGCGTCCAGCCGAAATCGCTCAGCATGCCGTCGGAAATAGATCCGTCGTAATGGGCGAAGGCGAGAACGCGCATAGCCTTCTCGGCCAAGGCGTCGATAGCCGCATTGAGGGCGTCGACATTCAACGGAACTACGTTTCCATCTGCGTCAAGTCCATTCGCACATTTCGGAAGGATCATCTCAGGCGCGCCCTTGACGTAAACCCGATTTGTTCCGCCTTCGGCGATTTCGACGGCAGAGTACTTCTGCTCGCTGTTGAACGGTATTTCGTTAACGGGATCAATCGATTCCGCAACAGCATTGGCCACAAAGTTCAGCAGCGCACGTTCGGTGGCGTTTCCGCCGACAGGTACGGGCTTTCCCTCATGGCTCGTGAGGATAGCTTCGGTATTTTGGAGCGAGTTCTGCACGAATACGCTGCGGATAGAATCGGGAATCGTTTCCAAAGAATCGTATTTCTTGCAGTTCACGTCGATGAACGACACGACTTCGAGCTGGCCTCTTGTGATCGTTCCGGTCTTATCGCTGAACAAGATGTTCAGACTGCCGGCGGTCTCGATGCCGTTGATCTCGCGTACAAGAACGTTGTCCTTGAGCATTTTGCCCATGTTCATGGACGAGACGAGGGCGATCATGAGGGGCAGGCCCTCGGGAACGGCCATAACGATGATGATAACGGCGAGCATGACTGCTTCGACGATGTCGTTGATGACCACCATCGGATTCGAGCAGTAGCTGGCGATGGCCGCCATGTCGAACCCGTTCTGAAGCACGATTGCCTGGAACAGGTAGGCGAGGGCGATAGCTACGCCGCCGATGTAGCCGAAGCGGCTGATGCCCTGGGCCAAGTCGGCCAGCTTCACCTGAAGCGGCGTTTGCCTATCGTCATCCTGCTGAAGCTCGTTCGCTATGGTTCCGTAAATGGTGTTATCGCCAACCTTTGCGACATGCAGAACCGCGCTGCCAGAGCAAACGATGCTCCCCCTGTAAAGGTCATGCGGCGTCAGGAAGTCGATGCTGTCCCCTTGCTGGTACCCCTCTGGGGCAGCCGTCTTCTTCGCCTCTTTCGCCTCTCCGTTCAGGACGGATTGGTCTACGGCCAGACCGCCGTCGATAAGGTACCCGTCGGCAGGAACCTTGTCGCCAGACTGGAGGAGGACCGCATCGCCAACGACGATTTCATCGATGTGAATCTCTTCGACTTCACCATCACGGTAAACCTTGCAGACGATGCGAGAGGCTTCCTCCTGCAGCTTCTGGAAGGCGCCTTCGTTCTTGTATTCCGAGTACGTCGAAACGAACGTGGCGATTATCACTGCTACGGCAATGCCCACCGATTCGTACCATTCGGTTTGGCCGAAGAAGGTGAGGATGACGTTGATGATGAGGGCGACAACCAGAATCTTGATCATGGGATCGCCGAAGTTGTCTTTCAGCTTCGACCAGAAGGATTCACGCTCAACCTCCGACAGCGCATTCGTACCGTATTGGCGTCTAGATTCTTCGACTTCCTGCGTCGTCAAACCAAACTTTGCCATCAACTCGCCTCCAAACAAAAAGCGCCGCTCCTGTCCGTCGAGCCGCGCTTAGAACGTTTGCCTCTTCTAATGGTCAGAAACTCATATATTATACATTGTCGAGTAAGGCACATTGCCCAATCAACCCACCTTTTTGATGCTAAAATATTATTTCGCCCTAATTTCTTCAGTCGTCATACCAGATAGCTTTAATTAATCCAGTATTTATAGCAATCGCACCAGTTCTAAGAACTTGCTGAAATGGTACGCCCCCTCAAGGTGCGGGTCGCTGTTCTGGAACACCATGTAGTACCTGAACTCGTCACCGATACTGTTCTGCCACTGCCGCCCCATGCGAAGCTTCGCCCGTGTCTCCGGGTTGTTCAGGTGGTCGCCCTTCGTCTCGATCAGCAGGAGCCGCCCCTTGGCGGTGTACGCCATGAAGTCCGGGTAGTGGTTGGTCAACCCGTTTATCGCGAACTCTCGCCGGGATATGTTGCGGTGCCACCACACGATGTTGTCCAGGCCCGACAGCGCCATCATCATTTCAAGCTCGAACCCGTTTACACGCTCCTCGCTCTCGTAGAGCGACTTCGCAACGGGGTTGTCGAGCACGTCGGCCGGGCTTATCGTCTCGGCTAGTTTCCAGGACGGCTTGCAAACGATGGCGGCCCGCTCTATCTCCTCGCCGAACCGCATCGTGCAGTAATCGCGCTCCAAAGCGTCTATCTTGTCGCGGATCTTCTTCGCGTACACGGTGGGATATTTCTCGAGCGTGGCGAGCTCGTCACCCGTCATGTCCCCGACGATGCGGTCGATGTACGCCTCGAGTTCGGTAGAGCTCACCGCATCGTCCTTGTTCAGGTATTCGTGCATGATCCCCTTGCAGATGCGCACCTTGCTCTCGGGCGAGCGCCCGGAGAAGTACTGCTTGATGTAGGCGCTGTCGCGTCCCATCAGCTTCTGGGTAGAAACGCCGCCGCCCTTCATCACGTCGAGCTTGTACATGTCGAAGTCGATGGACGCGAAATCGATTCGGCTGTCAGCGCCCTTCAACGTGAACCCTTCCAGCAGGTGCGCTTGCGTCAGCAGCACTTCCTGGCTGTCGCAGAACAGGTTCCCCTCGATCGTCTTGAAGAACTGCGGCAAGGCGAGCGCGAGCGCCTGCTCCCGATACTCGACCTTCATGCGGTACCCGTCGCCTAGGCTCGTGAAGAAGTAGCTGATTCCGGCGTCGCCCTGCGCCGACTGCGCCCTCCGCTCGTAGTCCATGGCCTCTCCTTCGGCGATGGCCGCCATGTCGCCCGCCGCGCTGCCGCCGCCGTGCGCGTGCGAGTCTATGAGCTCGGCAACCTTTCCGTCGTCCCATTCCAGGAAGTCCTCGGCTCCCGCCTCGTCATCGACCGCAAGCTGCGTTTGCTCCGGCTCACTCGGCGCCTCGTCCTCGACCAGGCCGACTAGGCCCACGTCGTGAGCGCGGTAGTCCTGCTTGCTGAAGCCCGCGCTGTTCAGCCCCGCAATCACCCGATTCACGGTCGCCTGGAAATCGGCCGACGACGTCAGCACGTAGCTCATGTTCAATACGGGCGTGTCGTATCGCCTCGTGAACGGCTGCCGCAGGATGCGCCCCACGACCTGCTCGACGTCGACCTGCGACGTCTTGTTCGCGAGCGTCGCCAGGATGTACGCGTTAGGGCAGTCCCAGCCCTCCTTCAGCGCGTTCACGGTGATTATGAACCGTATCTGGCACGCCGGGTCCATCAGGTCCACGTGCCGAAGCTCGTTCACGTTCGCAGTCTTGATGGCTATCTGCTCGGCGGGTACGCCGAACTCCACCAGCTTGTCGCGCAGCTTCTCGAAGGTGGTCGAGTCCTCCTTGCCCTTGGGTTGGGCCTGGAACAGCACGATGGGGCGAATGCCCGCCTCGGAGGCCCCGGCATCGTTTCTGGCTGCCTCTTCGAGGTTCTGCCTGAAGTCGATCGCGTCTACGAGCACGTCTTCCTTGCTCGACCGGTTGTACACGACCACTGGCAGCTTCACCATGTTCTCGGCCTTGAGCTGCAGGGCGTCCACGTAGCTGATCACGTTGCTGTTCTTCGCCGGCGTCGCCGTCAGGTCCAGCACGAAGCACGGGTTGAAGTTGTTCAGCATCTCAAGGCTCAGCGTGCTCTTCGCATGGTGGCTCTCGTCCACGATCACGAGCGGGTGCAGCTGGTTTATCACCTGTATCAGCGCCGTCTCGTCGGCCCCCTCGATGGGGGAGGCGGGCTCGCCGAGCACCTCCGCGAAGGGCATCAGGCTGCTGTTCTCCTGGTAGGCCTTGCGCCCCTCCTTCTTCCCCGCGCGGAACGAGTCGTAGCTCAGCACGAATATGCTCAGCTGCTCGCGCACGCTCGTCGGGCTGAAGTTCTGCCCGACGAGCAGCTGCGCCTTCGTGTACACCTCCACGCGCCCGCCGAAGTCCACGTCGATCTTCTGGCGGTAGGGGTGAGTCGGGTCGGATAGTGCCTTCGTCGTCTGCTCCAGGATGGCGTCCGACGGCACCAGCCACACGACCGCCCTCGCCTTCGTGAATTCGGCGGAGTCGAAAATCGGCTTCAGGGCGTTGCAGGCCAGGAAGGTCTTGCCACCGCCGGTGGGCACCTTGAAGCAGACGTGCGGGGCGCCGGCCACGGTGTCGACGTACGCCGGTATCCTCGACCCGCCGACCGCCACGCCGCGAAGCGCCCAGTAACTCTTGTAGGCCGCCGCCGCGTCGTGCGTGTCCGCCAGCTCCGCCAGGTAGGAGCGGAGGTCCTTCATCACCCTGCGTTGATATCTCTTGAGCTCCATTTGCGCCGCCTAAAGCCGTGCGATGTCTCGCGGGATCTTCTTGAACGTTATGCCGAACTCGGCCAGCTCGTCTTCGGACAGGCTGCAGGTGTCGGCGTAGATCACGTAGCCCTCCTGCCGCTCCGTTATCGTCGAGAGGAACGCGTAGTCGAGCGCCGTGGCAGCGTCCGGCACGTAGTGGAAGTAGTAGCCCGTGCCGTTCGAGTCGCCGAGGTGGTAGGGGTTGCCGCCCTCGGGCGGCTCGAAGGAGCGCCCCGTCTCCGTGTACCACACGTAGGCGCGTATGCGCTCCGCCCCGACCGCCTCGTTCAGGTTGCCGTCCTCCTTGAACATGCGCTCTCCCAGCTCGTAGAAGCCGAATGATCCGCCCGTGCCTTCTACTGCCTTCTTGCCTTCGCCGTACCCGTCGATGACGCGCCTCACGCGCTCGGCGGTGATGCTGTCGGCGTAGTCCATCATCTCGACGAGGATGAACCTACGGTTGCCGCCATCGGACTTGTTCACGTTCAGGACGGCATGCGCCGTGGTGCCGGAACCGGCGAACGAGTCGAGCACGATGGAGTCCTTGTCGGTCGCAATCTGCAGGATCCGCTCGATGAGGCGTGTGGGCTTGGGGTAGTCGAACACGGCCTTCCCGAGCATCGACGCGAGCTCCTGCGTTGCCTCCTGCGTGTGCCCGACCTCGGTGTTCGGCCACCAGGTCCAGGTGGTCTTGCCAGGCTTGTCGCGAAGATAGTTCTTCTGCCTCGGGACACCGTCGCCCGACTCGCCGAACCACAGGCGGCCGCTGTCCCTCAGCTCCTCGTAGACCGAGTACAGGTTCTTCCAGCAGCGGCCCTCCGGAGGCCCTATCACCTTGCCGGACGGCGTCTCTATCTCGTACATCTGGTTCGGCCTGAAGCCCTGCGCCGTGAAGTCAACGGAAACCCACGGCCCGTTCGGGTCTTTGTCCGGGTTCCTGTACTTCTTGGCGTCGTCCTCGCTCAGCGGGACCAGGTTGAGCACGGCTTCGAGGTCGGAGGCGTCCTTCGCGTAAAGGACGATGTATTCGTGGCCGTTGCTAATCCGCTTCCTGGCGTCGGGAGACGTTCGTTTTTGCCAGATGATGGTCCCGACGTAGTTGCTCTTCCCGAATATCTCGTCGCAGATGAGCTTCAGGTTCGCGTACTCGTTGTCGTCTATGCTGATGAAAATCGCGCCATTGTCGGCGAGCAGCTTGTAGAGCAGCCGCAGACGCGGGTACATCATGCAGAGCCATTTGTCGTGGCGGCTAAGGTCCTCGTCTTCGGAGCCGACAACCTCGCCAATCCACTTGCGAATCTTCGGGTCGTTCACGTTGTCGTTGTAGACCCACCCCTCGTTGCCGGTGTTGTAAGGCGGATCGATGTACACGCAAGACACGCGCCCCTCGTACTCGGGAAGCAGCGCCTTCAGCGCTTCGAGGTTGTCCCCGTGGATGACCATGTTGCCCGAATGGGAGCTGCCGTCGTTCTCGCTGGATTCATCGTATTCGTATACGCAGTCGAGCGTCCGAAGCGGCACCTCAAGATGGTGGTTGATAACCTTGTTCTTTCCAATCCATTCGAGCGTGGGCATTAACGCTGCCTCCAATACCTCCGTCATCCAGGCAATCGAATTATAACGCCGATGAAAACGCCATCACTCGGCCATATGCGGCTGCCTTCAATCGAGACAGAAGGCGTTTGCCCGCGTTCGCGGTACATCGGAACCACGCTTGCAGCGTTATACGGTTTTCTGCTGCCACGCCAGCCATCGGTGCCACCGCGCGCTACGTCATCACGGCTTGGCCGCAGCCCACGCGCCCCCACCTGCGGTCTTCACCGGGCGGCCGTGCCCCACGGGGCGCACGGCGCATGGAAGCGTCACTGGGCTGCCGTGCCCGCCGGCCCCGTCGCTGCTCCGCGTGTTCCGCCGACCAGCCAAGCCGCTTCGCGTCTTGTCTGGTGCCCGGCTTCACACGCTACGCAGCGCCGGGTCCGTCGTGCACGGCAGCTCGGAAGGTTGTCGGCTTTGCGCCGTGCGCCCCGTGGGTCACGGCCGCTTGGGCGCCGGTTCAGCCCGCAGGTGGGGGCGCGTGGGCTGCTACGTTATCTCGGCTGTCCGCGCACGGCGTCACCGATGGCTGACAGGCGTGGCAGCAGAGGTGTGGTGGGTCTGCGGCCGCCACGGCGGAGCTGGCACATGCCGATTGGCCACCGTCTCGGATGCGCCCGGTCCCAGCGAGGGTGTCACGCCCGGACGGCCTCATCATCCACCAAATCCAGGAACCGCCCGTACTCCGGCGCATACGCGAGCCTGACGAGCCCGCAGGACCCATGAGCGTTCCTAGCCACGGCCACGACCGCCGTCCCGAAATCCGGAGCGTCCGCCCTGGCACCCTCCTCGGGCGTCGAGCTGCGGTCCAGGAGCGTCAGCACGTCGCACTCGTCCGCCACCGAATCGAGGGCGATCCCGACATCGCAGAGATCGTACCCGCCCTTCCTGACGCACCGCGCGATCCCCTCATGCACACCCACGGTGATGACGACGGGCAGGCCCATCTCGACGGCGAGATTCTTCATCCGGGCGGCCGCCCAGTCAGCGTCGTGGCCGCAGTTCTCACCGAGGCGCTCGACACCGCAGAGCACGACGAGACCGCCGCCGCGCCCGCCTAGGGACTCTTCGACGAGCTCGGTCACGTCGCCTGCGCCGATGTCCCTGCCGCAGCACAGATGCAGGTCGTAGCCCGAAATCGCCTCCGACGCATCCACGATTCGCTTCAGCTCATCCTCGCCGAGCTCGCCAGCCGAGAGATCCGACAATCCCACCCTTGCTTCCGCCGACAGCGCCCGCAACGCAACCTGCCGCCTGCTGGTCTCGAGCGTCACGAGGAGCACCGGAGACCCTTGCTTTGCGACCGAGAAGGCAATCTGGCACGCCAGGGTATGCCTTCCCGCCCTGCTCGTCCCCGCGATGCAGGCGAGCTCGCCAGGCACAAGCCCGCCGAGAACCGCATCCAGGTTCTCCAACCCTGTCGAGAACGATTCTCCTTCGAACCCCTCGATTCCCTTAACAGTTTTCGTGACGTCCCCGAGTGTCTCTTCGAGAACGCTGCCGATGTTCTCAGCCATGTTTTCGTTGCTCATTACGTTACCGTCCTAACGCACGCATGCGTGCATCGAGTAAATGTGATTGTTGAAAATGTTGTTCGGCGAAGCGTGAGAAGCGCCTTGGCCGCAAGGCCAATCGCTATCGCGCCAGGCGCGTGCGCCTCTCGTGATAGGTGGCCCGCCAGTCCGCGCAGATGGCTTTCGCTTCCTCAGCCCTTAGGTTCGGAAACTCCCGCACGAGGTACGCTGCCGCCAGCACCGTGTTCACCTCGCCGCTATCGCGTAATGCATCCAGGAAGGCGAAGTAATCGCCGTCTGGCACCAGGCTACGCATCCTCTTCACCGCTCGCTAGCGCCCTGCGCTCATTGGCCTCGATGGCCATGCGAACTTGTTCAGCCAGCTCCTCTTCATCGGGCATGACCGTCACATAAGTCGAGGCGAAGATCCGGTTCTCCAAGCCGCCCAGCGCATAGTGAGCATCGATGTTCCGCTTGTCGGTGCACAGGATGATGCCGATGGGCGGGTTGTCGAACTCGTCGTTGACCTCCTCGGCGTAGTAGTTCAGGTAGGCGTTTATCTGGCCGACGGCGGACGCCATGAGCTTCGACGTCTTGAGTTCGATGAGGACGTAGCTCCGCAGCAGCTTGTTGTAGAAGACCATGTCGACGTAATTGTGAACGTTGCCGATCGTCACGCGCTGCTGTGTGCCGACGAACCAGAACCCGCGCCCGAGCTCGCGCATGAACTTCTCGATTTGCGCCACGAGGGCCGCTTCCAAGTCGCTTTCCATGGGCGGCTCGTCCTCGGGAAGGTCCAGGAATTCGAGAACGTAAGGCTCGCGGATGATGTCTGCGGGATCGCGGGGAACGACGCCCTCGTTAGCCAGGGCCAACACGTGCTCTCGCCTCGCCTCGTCCTTCGCCTTCAACAGGCGCTCGAACAGCAGGCTATCCATCTGGCGGCGCATCTCGCGCACACTCCACCCCGAATTCGCCGCTTCATGTTCGTAGAAGCTGCGCCTCTGCGGGTCGCTGACGCTCATGAGCTCGCAGTAGTGGGTCCATGTCAATTTTCCAGTCACTGACTGGAAAATCTGATGCTCGTTGTAGAACTGCCTCATGTTGTACAGGTTAGTCATGGAGTAGCCGCGCCCGAGCTCCTTCGTCAATCGCCTCGACAGCTGCTTGATCGTCTGGTCGCCGTATTCCGCACGATCCCTGCCGCGCAGCTCGTAAACCACGATCATGCGGCCGTTCAGCCAGTACGAGAGAAGCTGCGTTCGGTTCGTCTCGCGGGCGACATGCCTTTTCGCCGCCCTGTCGACTTTCTTGATGCCCTCAACCAAGTCCTCGAACGTCTCGGGGTCAACGCTCTCGCGCTCTATGGTCGCAAGCGCCATGTCTCCATCCGAGATTTTCCAATCACTGACTGGAAAATCTTGGGAGTTGCCATTATCTGCCGGCTGGCCCATCTTTTCCTCCACTCCAATTCCACCACCACTGGCGGCAGAAATCCGTTTCCGCTAAATGATAGCCCATTGCACGTTGCTTGAGCCAAACCGGGCGGGCCGCGAACTCTCCAGACAGGGTTTGGAATATCTTGAAGGTTACGCATTGGAAATCGCCGCCAACTCAGCCGCCCTCTCTTCCGCTACCTCGGACGATTCCGCATACCATTTCGACCTGAACTCGGCAACCGTCATGGTCACGCCGACCTCGGCTAAGTCCTGTTTCTTTTCTTGGAAAGTGTCGACAATAATCGAGTCATCGAATTCCACGCGGATTGCGCCTTCATGGGGAAGTTCGATGCCGAAACCTCGCGCGATGTGGAGAAGGGCCCGCGCGATGCCGGCGATTGACTGTTCCAGTAAATGCTCGTGCCGCGCGATGTTGCGCATAAGCGCGCTGTTGTCGCTTGACACCTCGGTCGCGGTCTTCACGTACCCAGTGCTGTCGAAGTCGAAGTACATGATCCCGAGCCCGCACAGGTCTCCGAGCATCTGGAGCGATATGCGCAAGGCTTCGACCTGTGAAGCCGTGCGAAGCGGGGGCGCGAACTCCTGAATCATGTCATCGGTACTCATGACCTTACGGAAAACGGTGCAATCCTGCTTCCCGAAGGGAATGGAAACCCGCTTCTTGCCGTCCCTCTCCTTGTCGAAGAGAACATCCGAGAGGAAGACCCTCATCTTGCTCACGTCCACTTCATTGATCATCGCGTCGAAAGCCAAATCAACCGCTTGGATCGCATCAACGGCATCCGCGAAGATAGATTGCCCGTAAGGACTCATGTCAACGCGCGTGTTCTCTATCGCCGGCTTGACGAGCGAGAAGGTGGGGAAAGGGCAACCCGTGTCGTATTCCGCGCAGATGCCCTCTGGTTGTATTTCGCTCCCATCTTCATCGAACAGCACCGTGATGATCTTGTACGTGGGGAAAGTGTCGGTTGGCGACGCCCCGGCACAGCCATCGTCGGCTCTCGATTTAGAAAGCGAAGATTCGGAAAATCCTTCTGCATTTCCATGGGAAGGTGAAGATGCGGAAGACGATGCAGCGTTGCAACTGTTTCCAGCTTCAGATTGCGAAGGTGAAGCCGAGCTCGCGTTTCCATGCGAAGAAGATGGCGAAAACGCCGCTCCGATGCTTCCATGTGAAGGCGAGGAAGGGGAAAGTCCCAGCGCTTGTAAGGATTGGGAAAGGGAAGATGGAGAAGGTGAATCTGTGGAAGGCTCCACCCCGTCTCCACCCCCGAGCAGGTGCATTTGAAGCTGGTCCACGGCCTGCCCACGGTAGAACGCCCGCGTGACGAAGGCGCATTCCGTGACATGTTCTTCATCCCAGCTCAGGGGAATGACCATCCTCGCATCGTACCGCCGGATGCGAACGTCTTTCCTGTCTGCGTCGATCCACAGCGCCCACGCGCCGGTCCCCATGCCGAACGCCCTAACCACAGTCGCTTGCGCCGAGGGAAAGAACCCGGTCTGGGTGAAGTATTCCTGCAGCCAGTCCGTGCACTCCTGGCTCTCGCATACCACCTGCGTCTTGTCGTTGAGAAGCAGCGAGCCCCACTCCCTGCAGACGCGCATCGCCGGCCGGATCGAGCGCCTATGTACCTCGTACAACCGCCCAAATCCATCCGAGTCGCGATAGTCATAGAAAGTCCCTTTGGACTGCATCCACCCGTGCCAGCTGCGTATGTATTCCTCCATGGGCTCCAGGGGATGGCGAAACCCCAGCCCGCGCAAGTACTCTCGCACGTGCTCCGGCACCCAGTACTCGACCTCTTCTATCTTGCTCATGTCAAAGCTCCAATCCATCAAGTTTTAGAAGGTGAAAATGCAGAAGGCGAAGGCCATCCCCGCTTTCCATGCGAAGGTGAAGAAAGGGAAGGCGAAACCCAGCCCCGTTTTCCATGGGAACACGAGGATTCGGAAGATGAAGCCCAAGCTCGCTTTCCGTGCGAAGGTGAAGGTTTGGAAGGTGACGTCCGGTCTCGCATTCCATGGGAAGGTGAAGGTGCGGAAGGTCCCGCCCATCCAGGCCATTTGCTTTCAGGAGGTGAAAATCCCGCCCGTTTCCATGGCGAAGGTGGCGAAAATGCCGCCCGGTTCCAAACTCAAGATTTGGAAGGTGAAGCCGAGCCCCGTTTTCCATGGGAAAAGCCCGCCCGTAACCATGGCCATGCAGAAGATTTGGAAGGTGAAGGTGAGGAAGGGGGAGGCGAAGCCCATGCCCTGGCTTCGCCTCCTTGCCTTCCATGGGAGGGTGAAAGTTCGGAAGATGACGCCCCATCATGCACCCCTCAAGGCGTCGTCCATGCAGGCGTAGCGCACGGCGTCGATGGAATGGTCGTTGCCGTCGGGGATGTTGTCGATCCAGTTCCCTTCCTTGTCGCGCTCGAACTCCTTCAACGTGAACTCGGCGAAGGTGAGCGGGCAGCGCTTGGAGTCGATGACAATCTCCCGCAGCCCCGCCAGCCATTCGTACGAAAGCCGCCTCATCCGGGCCTTCCGCGCCGCGTGGATCCGGATGCCAAGGTCGCGGCGGTACGTCGACATCTGCACCTTTGAATCCGGTGTGTCGTCGCAGTACACGATCTGGTCGTGGAAGTAGGGCTCTCCGCCCTCCTCGTCGGCGTAGGTCAGCGAATCCACCACGATCTGCCCGGTCTCCGCCGGCATCATCTTGTTGGCCGAGTGCTCCTCGAACACCAGCAGCCGCCGAGCGCCAGGCTCCCAGGCGCAGCGAACGAAGCGCCACGGATCCGGAAACCAGCCCCAGTCGATCCCGTTGCGCACGCGCTCGAAGTTGCGGATGCGCGAGTCGGAAAGCCTCGCGTCGTGAACGTTGTCGAATACGGCGCCGCCGGTGCCGACGATCTCTCCCAGGTACTCCCAGCGCCAGGCCGTCTCGTTCGTGTCGCGAAGGTACTCGGCCTCCTCGATGAATGGCGCGCCCAGCCATTCCGGATGAGACTCGATTACGTCAAGGTAAGACGAGCCGCGAACCAGGGTGTCATCCCTGCGCTTGCGTTCCAGCAGCTCCACGTTCACCCAGGACCACATCGTCTTCGGCGGGTTATACGAATAGAACACCCAGAAGCGGTCCCCGCCACGGCGAAGCGAGTTCAGGATCGAGCGCACGGCGTCCAGACCCTCGAACTGATCGAGCTCTTCGAACCAGATCCCAGCACAATACCCCCTCGTGAACTTCACGCCCTTCAGCTTCAGCGGGTCATCGGCCCCCCGGAAGACGATGCGCTGCCCGGTCGGCGTGTACACGATCTCCATGGGCGATACCTTCGCCCGGAATACGCTGTCGAGCCCCAGGACCTCGATGGCCCACAAGACCTGCTGGTAGACCGAATCGCGAAGGGTGTTGCCGAACCGGCGCACCACCACGGCGTTCGTCTGCGGGAAGGCGATGATCAGCATCACCAGGCACACGGATATAAACGAGCTCTTCGTCGAGCCGCGCCCACCGTGAAGCCAGTAGTGGGTATGCCCGTGGGCCATCACGTCGGAAAGCACGGGATGGAAGCGCTCGATGACGTAGTCGCTAACCTTCGTCACGGCCATCGCCGTCACCTCCGTCCCATTTCTCGCCCTCGTTGGCCTTGGCGCCAGCATCCTCGTCCTCGTCGGTCATGACCTCCAGTTCTAGGCCAAGCGTCAGCTGCACGGGCTCGTCGGCCTTCTCCTCGCGCCGGTCGGTCTTGCCGAACTCCAGCGGGTACTTGCGTTCGAGCAGCCAGGCAGCCGCCGTCCAGTGCTGCGGGCGCATCGACGCGTTTCGTATCGTGACCAGGAGGTTCTTCTTGTAATCGACCTCGGCCTTTTTTAGTTGGTCGCATAATGCGCGTTTCGCAGACCCGGCGCGAGCGTCCTCGCCCTCCTTCAGCCAGCGGTAGAAGGTAGACTTGTGGACGCCCAGCGCCTTGATGATGTCGGCGTCGCAGAGGCCGTCCTTCTTCAGGGCGACCGCACGGTCGACCATCTCGTATGTCAGCTTCGTCTTTCTCATGCCGGGCATTTTCAGCCCATGTCACAAATCGGCCAGCAGCACGCCGAAAAGTGCCTGCAATCAGGGCATTTGCAGCCGTCTCCACCCCGCTTCCGCTCGAACTTGGTGGGCAGCTCGTACTCGTCGCGCAACCGCTCCGCCTTCTTGCGCAGCGCCGCCCGCTCCCGCTTTATGCCGGCGATGGTCTCGGGGTCGTTCGACCTTTCCGCCTCGCGCAGCAGCACTTCGATGTATGCGACGTCTTCGGCGAGCCGCAGCTTCTCGTTGCAGACAGGGCAAAGGCCGCTCTGGTAGTTCAGCACCACGCCGATTGCCCCGCATTCGGGGCAGACGGGTTTGATTCGCAAGCTGGCGTGGATCACGTGCGCATGCTGCTGGATGGCGCGCACGCTGCGGCGAACGCCGCATTCCGCCTCGATGGCGTCGGCCACGGCCTCGGCTCCCAGGTGCCCGTATTCGCGGATCATCTCCTCTTGGCGGACAGTCCAGAAGTTCGTCATCTGGACCACCACCCCGTCACGGGCGACATCCCATCCAGCCCGGGGCATGGCATGGATTGCAGGGCGGGCGGTCTTCCGCGCCCGCCTGCTTTCCATGCCGACGCAACTACCCTTTCATTCATATTTATATAAGGGCGAAAGGGAGGTCTCCACCCGTTCAATGAAGGGGTTGAGGGGTTAGCCATCGTCCTCGCTCCCTCCGCGCCGGATGACCTTGGCCTTGCTGCCACCCTCCGGGCTGTCTCGCATGAACCTCTTGCTCTTGTCGAGCCAGCGGTTCACGGTGGATGTTGACCAGCCGAGGGCCCGTTCGACCTCGTCGCGGTATACGAAGCCGGAAGTACCGATCAGGCGGTCGCATACGGCTTCGAGCGAGGCGATCTTGCCGACGTTCTCGGCTTCGAGACGAAGCCGCCTGGCCTCGGACGCCCCGCCGAAGTTCGGCTTGCAGTCTTCGAGAAGCCCGGTCTCGTCAACCTTGTGCAGCGGGAACACGAACCATGCGTCGAGCGGCGGTTTCGGCGGGAACTCTCGCAAGGTGAAGGAGATGCGCCACCCCGTCAGGTGCTTAGTTGCCGCAAGTGAGTTGAGTTCGCGTGCCATCTGCAGCGTGCCGGGTTCCAGGACGAGCTCGGTCATGTCGAGCACGGCGTCGGGCGCGCGTCCGAAAACGCCCGACCCGGAAGACCGGTCAATCGCGCTCTTCATGCCCTGGGCGCCCTTGGAGTGGTGGTGGGATATCACGACGGTGCAGCCGAGCCCCACGCACAGGCTGTCTAGCTTGGCGAAGAACTCGCGTATGTCGCGGGCGTTGTTCTCGTCGCCGTCCTGGATCATGTACGCAGGGTCGAGCACGACCATGCCGAAGTCGCCCGGGCGGCAGCGGGAGAACAGCTCGGCTGCGACCTCGCCCAGGCTGCACGACTTCCCGCGCAGCGGCCAGACGATCAGGTTCTCCGCAACATCGCTCTCGCTCGCGCCCTTGGCGTACGCGACGGTTGATATGCGCCGTTGCAGCGTGCGCGCGTCGGTCTCGAAGTCGACATAGAGCACGCGCCGCTTCGCGCAGCGGAAGCCCAGCCAGTACGTGCCGGTGGCGACGCTCTCGGCAAGGGCTATGAGGCACCATGTCTTGTTCGCCTTCGACGGCCCGGTGAGCAGCATCTTGTGGGTTTCCAGAAGCACGCCCTCGATGATCTCGTCCGGCATCTCAGGAAGCTCGTCCGCCTTCACGATGGCCCGCTCGAAGGGCGGAAGCCCCGAGCCCGTAGTTGCCGTAACTTCTTCGGCCTCGCAGGGGGATTCGGCGGCCTCGATCATCTGGGCGGCGTACTTCTCCTTGCTAGCGCCCATCTCGCCACCTCGTGCGGTACAGCACAAGCCCGGTGCCGGGGGCCGGCTGCGCCTCAAAGTCCCATTCCTTGCCCTCGCCGCGCATGAGCCACTCGTCCATGTCCTTCGCGCCGTCAGGGTAGGGAGGCACGGGGTTGCACGCCACGCCCATGCGCCCGAGGTTACCGCAAATTTGCTCGGCGGTCTTGCGTCCCTCGTCGTCCTCGTCCATGCAGACGACGACCTTCCCCGGGCGCTTGTCGGCGTCAGTGTGGTACAGGACGCTCGCCAGGCGCTTCGCGTTGGCAACGCCGCCGAGGGCCACGACGGGGTAGTTGACCACCTTGGCTATGGCCATGGCGTCGATCAGGCCCTCGGCCACCATCACCACGGGAAGCGATGCGGAAAGCATCCACTCGTTCCAGAGGGGGCTCGCGACGCCCTTGGGCCTCCATTCCTTGTTGCGCACCTCGCCGCGGCTAATCGTGCGCACCATGCAGTAATGGGCCTCGGTGAAGTCCCGGTTCCAGAAGGGGATCGTGATGAAGCCCAGCGCCTCGGGCTCGTACACGCGGAACTGGGGCATTATCTCCCTGGGATCCCGCGTGAATCCGAGGCCCCATCGGGCTGCGTCGTCGTCATCGAGGCCACGGTATCGCAGGTAGCGCCGGCCGACCTCGTTGCCGGGCGTGTACAGGTTCCCGAACGCCCAGCCGCATTGCTCGTAGCAGTTCTCCGCGCCGGCCTCCCTCGGGGGATCGAACGGCGGCCTCGGTTTCTTCTTGGGCCTCGGCCTGGGCTCTTGCCCCGTTCCATCGTCGTCTCCCAGCCGGTAGCCGACGATGTCGGCGACAGCCCTGGCCTGATCGGCGAAGCCGCTTATGCCGTCAGCCTCGCCGATTAGACTGAAGACGTCCCATGTCTTGCCGCATCCGAAGCAGTGGACCGTGTTGCCGTTCTCGTAGTAGTGCGCGGAAGGGTCGCTGTCCTCGTGGTTCGGGGACAGGCAGCTGAAGGAGCGGTTCAGGTTCGTTATGCCGAAGCGCTCGTGCAGCAGGTCCGGCATCGACTCGCGCAGGTCGTCGCGCTCGCGCTCGCTAATCATGTCGCCACCCCCTGCCCGCACTCATGTAGACCTTGTCGGCGCGAAGGTTGCCGCAATTAATGGGAGTTGCGGTCATATAATCCGAATCGGAGCGCACAGCGCCCCGGCATCCCGCGTCCTGCAGCCGGTCGCCCGCCAAAGCCCTGGCTGCAGGTCGCATGCCAACAGTCGCCCTCATCATGCCCCCTCGCTCTCTACCACGTAGTCGATCAGCGCCTGCTTCGTTATGCGCACGCGCGTGCCCACATGGAAGCTGCGAAGCCGGCCCCGGTCTATCTCCCGCTTGATCGTCTGGCGCGCCACGCCCAAGAGCTCGGCCGCCTTCTGCATGTCGAAGGTGTCGGGCGCGTCGGCGAACAGGCCGCCCGGCTGCTCGGGCGGCACGTCGGTCAGGTAGACCAGCCTCCCTCCGGTGGAAATCGCCTCTGCCATCTAGGCCACCTCCCCTCCGTCGTCCTCGCGCTCGAACAGCTCCCGCCAGTCGCCGTCCCATCCGACGGCGTCGGCGATCGCCCGCCCGCGCTTTGGGTAGGGCGGCTCCAGGCCGCGCACGATGCGGGACACAGCGGGCTTTGCGATGCCCGTCTTCTTGGCAATCGCCGCCTGCGTCCCTCTCTCCTCGCAGATCTTTTCGATACGCAACATTTCTTCTCCTTTCTGCTTGCAGTTGCCGTAACGTTGCGGTACCATTCTCACATCGGAAATGTACTTGTTAAACACGACATTGCAGGGACATTTGAAAGGAGGGGAAATGGTCGTCGAGGACATGGTCCAGCAGGCCTTCTACAACGGCAGCGCCGTCGGCGACGTGACGTTCTCCGACGTGCTCATGCTCGTGGGCGAAGACGCGGGGATCCCGGAGGTCGCCCAGCGCTTCGAGGGGGCCGACCTCCTGCCCGATTACCTGTCCGCGCGCGCGAGGTCACTGCTGTCGCTGCATGGGACGTTCGGGGAGGGCGCGGCCGCCGCGCATGCCAAGTACACGGAGCTCCTGAAGCTGCGTGTTGATGATGCGGAGGGGCGCGAGCGGGATCTTGAGACGCTTCGCATGTTCGTCCGCGAGGCCTTCGCCCTGTTCGAGCTCCTTCAGAACGAGGAAGAGCACCCGGTGACGTCTGCGACGCTCGACGCGCACGGGATAGCCCGGGCCCGCAACGGGAAGGGCAAGGTCGACCTGACCGCTAGCTACCTGCTGCCGGCATGCGATTACCTGCAATTCCTCTCGGATGGCTGCGACACGCTTTCGGCTCGCCCGTTCTTCTGCGATTGCCGCGTGGAGCCGCTGGATTCGGATGACGGACGCGATGCCGTTCTGGGGTGGTCCGCCAACAGGGGCGGCGCACGCATGTCGTTCACCGTGCACGGACTGCCCGCAAACGATGCTGGATCTAAGCGGTTCATGGGCTACCTGCTCAAGTTCCTGCTCGACGTGCACCTGCACGACGTCCAAGTCGTCACCTACGACACCGGCAAGCAGCTGTGCGTGGCCAAGCACGCGGTTGCCGCCACATGGGTCTGCCTGCGCGAAGAGCTCTCCGGCGCCCGCGCCGGCGTCTGCCGCGTGTGCGGCAAGCCCTTCATCGCGTCCAACGAGCGCAAGGAGAAGGCCCGCTACTGCCAGCAGGGAGGCACCTGCGCCAAGGCGTTCGCCCGCGCGCGCAAGGTGCTCGGGGCAGTCAACGAGGGCTCCGACCTGGAAGACGCGCTCGACGGAATCGGCAAGATCAGCCGCCGCAAGCTCGCCGACATAGCGAGTCGCAACTACTACGTGCTGTCGTTGGAATTCCCCAACGTGGACATGGAGACGCTAGAGCGGAAAGGAGGCGACGCCCGAAAGTAAACAGGCACCACCGGCAACGTAAACCACGATTCAAGGAAAGGAGAGAAGAAGAAATGCCACGTAAGAAAAAGAAGAAGCAGCGTGAAACGTACGGAGACGGGTCTATTACCCCGAAACTTGGTCCTGACGGCACTCAGAGGTTCGACCGCAAAGGTCAACCCGTCTGGCAGGTCAGCGTTTTTCTAGGCGAAGAGCAGTACGTTGACGCCAACGGCAAAACCCGGAAACGCCAGAAGCGGGTCAGGCGCGATTACCACGGAACGTTAGCCGGAGCTCGCAAATTTAAGGACGACCTCGCCGACCAATACGAAAACGTCGACCTTGAAGCAGCGGAAGGTTCCTTCGAGTGGACTTATAAGAAGTGGTTGACAGCCATGCGCAACGCGAATATTGCTAGCGCGGAAGTTATCAAGTCATACGAGACGCGTCTAGGCTATATGTCGAAACAGTTTGGCGGTAAAGCGATTATCGAGATAACGGCAACGGATGTTGACGATGCTATTGCGGCGATAAGGACCGAAAGAAACCTCTCGAATACCACGCTTCATAAAGTGTTCGCTGTTACAAAGCGGGTTTTCGACTTTGCCATAACGCGCGACTGGCTGGTAAAGAATCCTTGCGCTGCAGCAATGTCCCCGAAAGAAGACGAGGTGACGAACCGCAACTCTCTTTCAGCCGCAGACGGCGCCAAGCTGCGCTCAAAGTTGGACGAGAGCGAGCTAGAAGCGTATGAAAGCTTCTCCGCCAAAGAAGAGCGCCAGAAGCTCAACGGAAAGTCAAAGGGCCGCTCTTGCGTGCGCGGCATCAGCGGAATAGCAAGCATAATCGCCATCAGAATCATGCTTGCCACTGGCATGCGTCGCGGCGAAGTGTGCGGCCTCGTCTGGGGCGCCGTCAACTTCGAGAACGGCCAGATTTGCGTCAGGCAGTCGCTCACCGCTCGTGTGAAGGTGAAGACCACCAAAACCGAAAGCGGCATCAGAAGGCTTGCTATAGACGCCGATACGATTGCCCATCTGCTCAAGTGGAAGGCATTCCAGGCCGAAGCCCTAAACAAGATCATGGTCGATGGAGCCTGCGTCTCCCAGGACGAGGACACGCCCATCGTGTGCAACGATCTGGGCAACTGGCTCGATCCCACAAACCTTGGTCGCTGGTGGGACAAGTATCGCCAGACCATCGGGTTCCCCACGCTCAAAATGCACGAATTGAGGCATACACAAGCCACAATGCTCATCGGCAATGGCGCCGATATCAAGACCGTGGCCCATCGCCTCGGACACAAGAAAGAGACTCTGACTCTCTCCCAATACGCCCACGCGATTCCCGCGAACGACAAGGCCGCAGCCGATCTTATCGGCTCGCTCTTCGGCCAACCCTCCAATGCCGGTTCCGGCGTCAAATCCTTTAAGAGAACTGCTTAGGTACAACCAAAATGCGAATTTCCACCAAAATTTCCACCACTTTGATTTTTAAAGAAAACAGGCCAGAGAAACTAGCCTCTGACCTGCGATTTTTGGTGGAGCATAGGGGGATCGAACCCCTGACCTCAGGCTTGCAAAGCCCGCGCTCTCCCAGCTGAGCTAATGCCCCATGTGGCGCCCTTGCGTCGTGCGCTCGGGCGCAGGCTGCGCTTCTTG